TCAGGGTCAATCCGATTTTGAGCTGCGCGAAGGAAGTGCGGCAGACGAAAAACCCCCGGGAAGCAGCGGAGCTTGTGCAGACCCAATGTTGGGCTATCATCAGCGCGCTGTTCCAGGGGGAAGAGATCGAGTGGGTGCTTATTCGTTACCGTTGACGAAAAAAGCCAGAACTAAGGCTGAAGGGATGAATGGAGGGCAGAACTGATGGAGAAGGAGCAGGTCGTTATTGACGGGCGCGTGATCATTGATATTTTCCCGGAGGAGATGTGGGATCCGGAGGACAGCGCCGCGCTGCTGCTGAAGATTCTGGCAAGGAGGGAGCGTTGCCGTGAGTATTACGACGAAAAAGCGCGACAGGCTGAATCGTGACCAGCAGGTTGCTTTTCTGGGGCTGGGCGCGATCCGCAGGATTTTAGGGCAGGAATATTTGAAACCTTTGGAAGAGCTGATGGACGAGGCCGGGTGCCGGAAGACAGTGAACACGGCCAGATGGGCCTTGAACAAGGCGTTTCGCGAGATAAAGGCTGTGATTCCGGAGGCAAGCCGAAGGGCGATGGAGATGAACACGGACGCGATCCGGATACGGATCGGGGTGCCGATGATCGGAGACGATCTGAACAGGGCTACGGGCATCGTGGTTTCGCACGAGGACATGGCGGCGCTGGTGGAAGGGTGCAAGGACAAGTGCATGTTCTGCAGCAAGACGGGCAAGGAAGTGAAGGAATGCGCGCTGAGGCGGACGTTCCGCTCTCTCCCGGTGCCGGACGAGCCGGACTATTGGCCCGAGTGCGGATACAAGTACCAGTACGCAAAGGACTGAGGCCGGGATGAGGAAGCAGGGGCTGAGGGGCATATCGCCGGCGCTATGCCGGGATGTGTATGAAAAATGGCGGCGCAGCAGGATGTCTCAGCAAGAGATTGCCGATATGTACGGGATATCGCGCAACACAGTCGGCAAGATCATTTGCCGGGCCAACACGGGCGGCGAGGACCCCAAGGAAACGGTTGTGTGTTATGCGGGGATCGCACGGTACCTTGAAGAGAGGGGCATGTCGATCAGGCATTTCGGCATGGCATGCGGGCTGAACCCGCAGGTGCTTTACAGGGTGTTTTCCGGGAAGGGGAAGAACGGGCCGACGAAAAAGGTGATAGACAAAATATTGGCCGGCACGGGGATGAGTTACGAAGAGGCGTTTGGGGCGCCGGGAGGGAGAGAAGGATGATGATGCAGATCCAGAAGGGGGAGCTGGTGAACCCGGCCCTGCTTCAGAAGATCAGGAAACTGGAGAAGGAACTGGCGCAAAGCGAAATGGAAAAGCGCCAGCTGCGCAAGACGGTGAAGCTGCAGGGCGAACTACTGGGAGAGTATCGCAGGGGGAACCTTGCGCGATACGAAGAGCACGTAGGAAGGCGCGAGAAGCGCAGGGAAATTGCGACGGAATGGATCGTAGCCGGAGGCGTTACGCTTTTTCTGGTTGCGGCCACGCAGTTGTTACAGTGGATTTGTCTGACGAGATGGGGGTTGATGCCTTGAGACAAAGCGATCATCCGTGTAAGAAGGATTGCCCGGAGCGGACGGCTGAATGCAAGAAGAGCTGTCTTCGGTATTACGCGTGGGAACTGAAATATTTGAAAGATAAGTCGGCGCCGCCGACGACCAAGGATGCAGTGAACGACTATTTCCGGAGCAAGGACCGGAAGATCAAAAAGATTCGAAACAAGGCGAGAAAGCCGGGCAGGCGGCTTGACAGAGAATTCTAAAAAAGGAGCAGAGAAGGAGCAGCGTTATGGCGGATAAGAGGATGTTTTCAACGAAGGTGATCGGGAGCGATGTGTTTACGAGCATGCCGTTTTCTGCACAGGCGCTTTATTTTCAACTGTGCATGTCCGCTGATGACGAAGGCTTTTTGAACAATGCGAAGAGCGTTCAGAGGATGCTGGGCGCCTCGGACGCTGACGTTGCAGAACTGCTGAGAAGGAAATTCGTTATTGGATTTGAAAGCGGCGTGATGCTGATCCGCCACTGGAAAGTGAACAATTATATCGCCAAGGACCGGTTCAAGGAGAGCGGATTCAAGAGCGAAAAGGCGATGATCCAGACGGACAGGGACAAGGCTTATGTCCCGAATGAAGGGGCTTGTATACAAAGTGTAGACAGTTTGTATACAGGGCGTATACGGGATGTACACAACTTGTATACAGGTTGTATACAGAATGTAGACGAAATGTATACAGGCGAGCAGGGCGAGACTGAAAACCCCACAAAAAACGAGACCGAAAACTGTGAGGATGGTTGTTTTCCTGTATACAAGCCGTATACAAACCGTATACAAACTGTAGACAATCTGTATACACAGAATAGTATAGATAAGAATAGTATAGATAATGATGATGATAATAATTATCATCATAACTCTAACTCTATATCTATTAACGAAGAAGATAACGATAGAAGTAGTACCTATGAACCTGGTAGTGAAAGTAAGGGCAAGGCTTCTTTGGAGCTGGTTGCCGTTGACGGAGAGCTACTGGAGAGCAGGGAGAAGACGATTGCCGGATACTGCGACGACTGCGGCATATTCCTCTCGCCGATGCATTATGACGAGATCCGCGATTATTATGAGCGGGGCATGACGGACGAGGCGATGTGCTACGCGGTGGACAAGGCCGTGGCGAACGGCGTGCGCAGTTGGGGATATGTGCGGGCGATCATCGAAGGCTGGTGCCAGAAGGGGCATTTGACTCTGGTTGCCGCGAAAGCGGATGCGGCGGCGTTCGACGCCCGGAAGCGGGGCGGAAAGGGCGCTGCGCCCGCAGGAAAGAAGTACGAGGGCATTGACCCGGAGGAGTTCATGGGCGGAAGGGGCGTTCAGAATGGATGACGCGTTCAGGGCGGCTGTTGAAAGCGGAGCGGCTGTGAATGGGCAGGCGAGGGCAAAGGACAGGTGGACGGTAAAGGGCGAGTTGATTTGCGGCGAATGCGGCGAGATGAAAATGGCGCTGCTTGATTCAAAAGCGATCCAGGCGCAGTTTGGCGGGCCACGGCTGTTTTCAGTGGCCTGCAGATGCCGGAGGGAAGAGAGCGATGCCCTCTACGCCGCGCAGAGAGATGCGGCGCTCAAGGAGCGGCGGGAGAAGGCGATGCCGAGCGCAAGGTGGCGCGAAAGCCGGTTTGAAGCGGACGACGGCAGGAGCCGGGCGATCCGCGAGATGCTGGAGCATTACGCGGACCGGTTCAGCGAAATGCGGGACAGGAATATCGGCGTTGCGTTGAGCGGCGAAAACGGTACGGGCAAGACGTTCTGGGCGGCGTGCGTGGCCAACAGGCTGATCGACGAGGGCAGGCGAGTGAAGATGGCGACGATGGCAAGCCTCGTGACGGGTCTTTCGGAGACAGGCGACAGGCGAAGCGAATTGCTGGGCGAGATCGAGAAGGCCGACCTGCTGGTGATCGACGATTTAGGAGCTGAGAGGGATACGTCGTTTGGGCTGGAAAAGGCGTTTGAGGTGCTGGATGTGCGTTACAACTGCAAAAAGCCGGTGCTTTTGACGATGAACCTGAGCAAGGCTGAGTTGGACGACCCGATTGACATGCAGCATGCGAGGATTTACAGCAGGGTGAAGGAAATGTGCCCGATCCTTGCGGTGGTGAGCGGCGAGCGCAGGAGCGCTATTGCGCAAGAGAAGCGAGAGATTGCAAGAGAAATTATCAGGAGGAGAGAATGAGCGGAGCGGAAAAGGCCGGGATGAAGACGATAGACGGCTGGAACGAGGCGTTCGGGATCGAAAGGGTGGAACGCGGCGGCGTGGTTTACCAGAGGGCGAAGCACTGGGAGCAGACCTGCAGGATGGTCGAAAATGCGGCGAGGACGCGGGCGGCGATTCGGCAGAACAGAGAAAGATTTGAAAGCTTGGAAGAGCCGGTATGACGAAGATCAAATGGCCGATTCAGATGGTTTGGGAAGGCGACCCGCGGACGAAGAAGAACAGCCAGAATTTGGTGCGCGTGAAGACGAAGAACGGCAAGGAAAAGGATGTGCTGCTGCCGAGCAAGGCGTTTGTGGTGTATGAGCGCATGGCCCTTTCGCAGATCCCGGAGCGCATGCGGCTGCAGATCGACCGCCGAGTGAATGTGAAAGCTGTGTACTACATGGGCACGCAAAGGGTGGTGGACCAGACAAACCTGCAAGAGGCTACGGACGACATACTGGTTGCCGGCAAGGTGCTTGCGGACGACAACAGCAGGATCATCGCCGGGCATGACGGGAGCAGGGTGCGATATGACAAGGACAGGCCACGGGTCGAGATCACGATCAGCCCGCTGGCGGACGACGATTGAGCGCGGCGGGGAGAAAGGATGGACGGATGAAGTACAAGGGTTTTGAGATCCGGCAGGAAAAGCAGGTGCTGCGGTGCGGCACGCTGGAGGGGCTGGCGATCATCGTAGACGAGCACCCACCACAGTTTGTGAGCGGCGGCGTTGCTCTGGCAAAGAGGGTGATTGACATGAAGCTGCGCAGCGGGCTTTGGAAAAGGCCGGACGGGCAGGTGACGATGGAGGAGATCGAGGAGGAGAACGGTTGAAACTCGGCAGTTTGTTTGACGGGAGCGGAACTGCGCCGCTGTGCGCGGCGATCCTCGGCTGGGAACCCGTATGGGCCAGCGAGATCGAGCCGTTCCCGATCAAAGTAACGAGCAAACGGTTCCCGCGCATGAAGCACCTGGGCGATATCACGAAGATCAGTGGCGGAGAGATCGAACCGGTGGACGTGATCGTGGGCGGTAGCCCTTGTCAGGACCTGAGCGTAGCCGGGAAACAGGCCGGTTTGCAGGGCGGGACGCGCAGCCATCTGTTCTACGAGATGACGCGCATCATCAAAGAAATGAGGGTTGCAACGAATGGTAAATACCCGCGATATATCGTCTGGGAAAACGTGCCGGGAGCGTTTTCAAGCAATCAGGGGCGAGACTTCCACGAAGTCCTCAAGGCGTTCTGCTCCTGCGCCGACCATCCCTGTGATGTGCCTGAACCTGCGAGGGGGGGCGGACGCGCCGGTGCAGACAAGCTTGTTTGGGGAAACGCCGGTCTTGTCGTGGGAGACGGTTTCTCCCTCGGCTGGCGCGTATTGGATGCGCAATACTGGGGAGTGCCCCAGCGTCGCCGTCGTATCTTCCTTGCGGTCGATCTTGGTGGAGAACGCGCCGGAGAAATACTTTTTGAGCGCGAAGGCCTGTGGCGGGATACTGAACAGGGCAGAGAGGCGCGGAAAGGCGCTGCCGCCGCTGCTGTGGGAAGCACTGATCGAGGCGTTGGAACTACAGGAGAGATCCTCACCGTGAAAGAAAGGGCCGGAAAACCAGACGGAGGGAAAGGCGCTCTTTGGGGCGAAAACAGAAGTTTCACTTTAGCAACTAACACGGGCGTATTTTTGTGTTATGCGCTGGAGGGCAACACAGTGGACCGCAACAGCGCCCAGAATGGGCGGGGATATTGTGAAAATATCAGCCCGACTCTGGACGCGCAGGACAGGCATGCTGTGGCTACGATTGATTGCCGAAACGGTGTGCTGAATGCTGATGTCAGCGGCGTGCTGCAAGCAAACCCGACATCGCTGAATGCGATAAATCCAGTGGTATATCCAGGGGTTGGAATCACCAGCAAGGGAAATGGCAGTAATCCGCAGCCAGGTGACCCGTGCTGTACATTGGATACGGATAGCAGGAAGTATTTGGTCACGCCTTTGCTGGAAACCATGCAGGGGTTCTCTGACTACAAGGAAACAGGCGTTGCAAGCGGATTGAAAGCACGAGACTACAAAGATGCAACGGATTTGGTGCTGTGCAATGGCAAGCCGCCCCGCAGATATATCGTGCGTCGGCTGATTCCGATGGAATGCTGCAGGCTGCAGGGGTTCCCGGACTGGTGGGTATACGGATGCGAGAAACAGCCGATCACCGGCTGGTGGCTTGAGAACAACGACTGGATGCGCGTGATCGACCCGCACGGCGAAATCGACGGGAGCGACAGCGCGATCTACAAAATGTGGGGCAACGGCATGGCGCTTCCGTGCATGCTGTTTGTACTGAGCGGACTGGAGGAGAAGGCAAATTGAACAATGTTGTTTTGATCGGGCGGCTGACGGATGATCCGGAGCTGAGGAGCACGCAGAGCGGAATTGCCGTTGCACAGTTCAGGCTGGCGGTGCAGAGGCGCTTTGCGAACCAGCAGGGTGTGCGCGAGGCGGATTTCATTCCGGTTGTGGTCTGGAAGCAGCAGGCGGAGAACTGCGCAAAGTTCCTCAAGAAGGGGAGCAGGGCTGGCGTGACCGGAGTGCTTCAGACGCGCAGCTACACTGCGCAGGACGGTACGAAGCGGTATGTGACCGAGGTCGTTGCGGATTTTGTCGAGTTCCTGAGCAGCAAGCAGGAAGGTGGCGCGCAGGCGAGTCTGGAAGCGATGGCGCCGCCGGCGCAGGCAAGGGATGCGGGCGGGTTCAGCGAGTTGGACGATGAGGAGTTGCCATTCTAAGGAGGATATATGGCGGAGATCGTTTGCGTGGACATGCTGGAGGCGGGCAAACTGATCCGGACTTGCGAGAAGAGGAGCAGTTGTTGGGACTGCGTGCTCAACGATATCTGCTCGGGCGGGAACACGGATGCAGGCGCGCTGCGCAGGATTGAGACGGTGATCCGGATTGCGGAGAAAGGATTGGTCAAGGCGGAAAACGGGTTGCTCAAGCGCGGGCAGGCCGAAGAACGCACAGAGGCAGAGACGGACAAGCGAGAGCACAGTTTTGCATAAGGGAATTTTCGGGAAAGGCCCGGAGAAAAACGGGCGAAAAAATTTGGAAGCGTTTTGAAAGGATGGATAGTACAAATGGCAGCGAAGAAGGAAAACATCGAGATCACGATCAGGCCGGTGAAGGAGACCGTAACAAGGATCGCTATTGTGGGGGACACGCCCCTGATTGTCCATGCGTGGAGCGAGAAGGCCAAGAGGCTGATGCTGGAAGCGCAGATGAAGATTGCGAAGGCGAAGAAGGCGCGCGAGGCGAAGGACCCATTTGCGGACTTTATCGACAGCATGTACTGGCTGTCGGAAAAGCCGGAGGACAAGACCCCGGAAGGGTTTGCGCAGGCGCTGGAGAGCGGCGCGCGGTTCGGGTTCCCGGTGACGGGCATCAAGCAGGCTGCAATCAGCAGCGTTTACCGCGCGGGCATGGTAAAGGACATGGCCAGCATGCGCGGCGCGTTCTTCCTGCGCGGTGTGGACACCGAGGACGGGAGCATGGCCGAGATTGAAGGCGTGCCGGAGATGCGCGAGGACATGGTTCGCGTGGGCATGGGCACGGCGGACATCCGCTACAGGGCGATGTTCCGCGAATGGAGGATGCAGCTTGAACTGAGCCACAACGACAACGGCGTGTACAGCCTGGAACAGATCGTGAACGCGATCAACGTGGGCGGGTATATGTGCGGCATTGGAGAGTGGCGCCCGGAAAAGGACGGCCAGTATGGCCGGTTCCATGTAGAAGTGGAGGGATGAGATGGTATACGAGTACCGGATAAGAGGGCTTTACAAGGCGAAGGCGCAGGTGGCCGGCGAGGTTTGCGAGAGGCTGGAGAGGAGCCCGAAAGGGCTCTCTCCGAAGACCTTGCTGGACGCAAGCAGGGACCCGAGCGACCCGCTGCACGGGGAGTTTGAATGGGACGACGGCGTGGCGGCGGAGAAATGGCGCGAGAGCCAGGCGGCGGGGATCATACGCAGCCTTGTGGTGGTCAACGGGGACGAAGAGCCGGAGAATTGCCCAAGAGCGTTTGTGAATGTGCATATCGGCGGGATTGCCGGGGCGTACATGAGCATCCGACGCGTGGTGGGCAATGAAGAGTTGCAAGCGCAGATGCTCAAGAGGGCCAAGGCCGAGATGGAGAGCTTCATTGCAAAGTACAAGAGGCTGAGCGAGATTGAAAACGTTGTGAAAGCGATGGAGAAAATACTGGGCGGCTGATTTGAAAGCTATTTGGCCTGGCGACGCAAGGTGTGTTTAGGCGTGGTATGGCAGGAATGGTTAGGCTTGGCTTGGAGTTGTTCGGTGAGGCAGGCGGGGAACGGTTAGGAAGGGTCTGGTAAGTTATAGTTCGGCAGGCAAGGAATGGTTAGGTTCGGCGTGGCATGGCCATGCACGGTATGGCAGGCAAGGCGAGGCACGGCGTGGCATGGCCATGCGCGGTATGGCAGGCAAGGCGAGGCGTGGTACTGCAGGGCAAGGCAAGCATGGGCAGGAATGGTTAGGCCGGGATCGGTTAGGCACGGCATGGCTGGCGCGGCAGGCTTGGCATGGCGAGGTTAGGCTGGGCTTGGCTTGGCGTGGATAGGCAGGGCAGGCAAGGCACGGGTAGGTTTGGTTCGTTGTGGCTGGGCTTGGCAGGCATGGATAGGCTGGTTACGGCGGGGCATGGCTGCGCTTAGCGGGTTGGACAAGGGAAGGGAGGATGATACATGAAGGTATTTATCGTGATGTTGGTTGTGGTGCTGCTGCTGGTTGTGCTGGCGGCGGTGCGGGTTTCGGACAGGATGGACGAGGACGAGGAGAGGCAGACGGACGGGAGCGCCTGGGAGGAGGACGACGATTGAACAATGCAAAGGAGATAAACGACAAGCTGCAAAACTCTCTGTTGGCTGCGGCGAAGATTATGGAGGCTCTGGAGGCGCAGAAAGAGGCGGCAGAAAACAGGTTGGCTGATTTGGAAGCTAAACTGGCGGAGCTTTTGTGTCATGTGACGGGCGGGCGATTTTCCAAGACGACGTACAGCATTGAAGAGATGAAGCGGTTTGCAGACGACTTCATGCAGGAAGAATGCGAGAAGTGCGAAGAGCTGGAGCAGGTCAAGCGGGAGCGGGACGCGCTTCTGGAATACCTCGAAAATAACATCAGACCATGTAGTCTGTGCAAATATGATACTCTCGATGCATACGACGTATGTCGAGACTGCAAAAATGGAGGCCATTGGGAATGGCGCGGGGTGCCGGAGGGCGAGAGATGAAGAAGATTGCGGTGCTCATGCTGGCGGCGGCGATCGCATGCGCGTTGTGCGGGTGCGATCAAGGGGCGCAGGTCGTTGTGCATTACACGGGCCCGAGGACGATACCGGTTCCTTCGGGATATGTGCCGGACGAGAGGGTGCCTTACGAAGTGGTTTACGGGGATGACGGCGTGGATGTGATTATTCATTTTCTGAGGGAGGCAGAGGAATGAGCGGGAAAATCAAGGAAATTCTGGACGGCATCGTGCTGGTGGATTCAGCCCAGGCGAATGCAAAGAGGGATAACGCCAATATCAACGGCGACACTGCTATGGGCGCGATGCTGCAGATCGGCGCGAACACGGCCAAGGAATATTATCTGGACAATATGGTTCCTGCAGAGGCTGCAGGAGCGCACAGGCGCGGGGATATTCACATTCACGACCTCGATTTTTACGGGTACACGACCACCTGCTGCCAGATCGACCTGATCAAGCTGTTTGAGGGCGGGTTCGATACCGGGCATGGGCACCTCAGGGAGCCGAAGAGCATTGGGTCCTATGCGGCGCTTGCGGCGATTGCGATACAGAGCAACCAGAACGACCAGCACGGCGGGCAGAGCATTGTGAACTTTGACTATGCGATGGCGGACGGGGTTCGGGCGACGTATGAAAAGCATTGCCAGCATTATTTGAAGATTGCGGAGAAAATGGGCGGCGGCGAAGATGACGAGGATTGGGCGTACCATATGGCGCGTCAGGCAACGATCCGCGACACCTACCAAGCCATGGAGGGGCTGATCCACAATCTGAACACGATGCACAGCCGCGCTGGGGCGCAGGTTCCGTTTTCGTCCATCAACTACGGGATGGATACAAGCTGGCCGGGCAGGATGGCCATAGAGCAGCTTTTGCTGGCAACGGAGGCTGGGCTTGGCAACGGCGAAACACCGATTTTTCCGATTCAGATCTTCCGCGTAAAGGAAGGCGTGAACTACAATCCGGAAGATCCGAACTATGACCTGTTCAAGTTGGCAATGCGTGTTTCTGCAAAGCGGCTGTTCCCGAATTTCAGCTTTCAGGACGCACCGCACAACCTTCAGTATTACAAAGAAGGTCACCCCGAAACCGAAATTGCCTACATGGGTTGTCGTACCCGTGTCATTGGCAATGTCCATGACCCCGACAGGCAGATTTCCAACGGGCGTGGGAACCTCTCGTTCACCAGCATCAATCTGCCCCGCCTTGCAATTGAAGCCGGTGGCAATCTTGCCAAGTTCTATGTTTCACTGGATGAGATGATGGATCTGGTCTTTGACCAGCTGTTGGAAAGGCTCAAGGTTCAGTCCGCAAGGCGTGTGTACAATTTCCCCTTCCTGATGGGTCAGGGCAACTGGATTGACAGTGACAAACTGTCCGCAAATGATGAGGTGGGCGAAGTTCTCAAGCACGGTTCCCTTTCCGTGGGCTTCATCGGGCTTGCGGAAACGCTGGTTGCGCTTACGGGCAAGCATCACGGAGAGAGCGACGCGGCGCAGCAATTTGGATTGGAGATTATCGGCCATATGCGCGAGAGGTGCGACGCGAAGGCGGAAGAAACAGGGCTGAATTTCACTCTGCTGGCCACGCCGGCGGAGGGACTGTCCGGCAGGTTTGTGCGCATGGACAAGGCGCGCTTCGGCGTTATCCCGGGCGTAACGGATCGCGAGTATTACACCAACTCGTTCCATGTGCCGGTGTACCACAAGATCACCGCGGCGAAGAAGATCAAACTGGAGGCGCCCTATCACGCGCTGACCAACGCCGGGCATATTTCCTATGTGGAACTGGACGGAGATACCGCGCAGAATTTGGAAGCGTTTGAGAAGATCATCCGCCTGATGAAGGAGAGCGGTATTGGCTATGGTTCCATAAACCATCCGGTCGACCGCGACCCGATTTGTGGATACAACGGCATCATCGGCGACAGCTGCCCGAATTGCGGCCGGAGCGAGAAAAATATCAGATTTGAGCGCATCCGCCGGATCACCGGGTATCTGGTCGGCACGCTGGACAGATGGAACGAGGCAAAGCGCGCGGAGGAGCGCGATAGAGTGAAGCATGAAAGGAAGGACGAATGATGACTGACAAGGTTCTTTGCCCGTGGTGCGGTGCTGAGATGAAGCCGAAAGGGATTGTCATGTACGAAACGCGGAATGACGAACATCCTCGCTATGTCGGCGAATGCTGGTGTAGCGGAGACGGATGCGAAGCATCAGGGCCGTGTGTGCAGGGCAAGGACAAAAAAGGTTTTGCGACGAGAGAAGAAGCGAAGGAAGCCGCCCGCGCCGCTGCCTTGCGACGATACACGCCGCCGCGCGAGCCGTTGCTTGTCTGCCCTGTAAACGGCGCGCCGTGCAGCGAATGCAAGCCAGGCAGCCCGTGCGCGGTGGTGCAAAGCGATGCGTAAGATTGACCGAATGCATTTCCTTTTCGGCAAGGCGGATTCCGGCGAATGCAAAGACTGCCCGCATTTTCTGCGTCATCAGCCGACAGGCAGGCATTTTTACAAATGCCGCGCCTATGGATTGAGCAGAAGCGATGCCACGGATTGGCGCGTGCATTATCCCGCATGCAAGCTGATCGAAAGCGCCGACCTTGGGCCGTATTTCGTGCCTGTCATCGAGCGAATGAAGCATGAATCGCGCAAGATTCCGGAAAGGCCCATCGAAGGGCAGATCAAAATGGAGGTGGCGAACGATGCCGACTAATGCACAGGTTATCGGAGAAGGATTGTTGAACTTTGATAAATACGAATATGAAGTGCGAGAAAGCCTTGCTGATTATGTCGAATGTCCATCAGAGCCGGATTGCTCATGGGATGGCAAAACCGAGCATTTAAGCATATGCACTGAATGCAAACTTCGGTGGCTGGAAAAGGAGTGGGTCGGATGACTAACAAAATCCTTTGCCCGTGGTGCGGGCATGAAATGTTTGTTCCGAGACCGTGGTTGAAAGGCACGCCGGACATGGAAGGACATAACTGGACTGTTAGGGCAAAATGCCGGAATTGCAATGCGGTTTCGCCCGATGGATGCGGCAGAACAGAACAGGGCGCACTTAATGACATGATGCGCATTGTCCTACGCCGCTACACGCCGCCGCTGAAGCCGATGGAACGGCAAGAACTTCCGCGCCACTACTTGATGCCATGCTGGATTGAACGGATAGGAGAAAAAACGTATCCTGATCTGCTTGACAAAGACAGCACGGGCTTTTATGGGAAGTTTGAGAACTTGAACGCGCGCGAAACGGATTATTTGTTTTATGCCAACTACGGTCGCACATGGCGATGTTGGGCGCGTAGGCCGACCGACGAGGAAAGGAGCGCGGCGTTATGGGAGATGTAGGGTTGTATGCTAAATACATAATCACGAAGGCGGACGGAACACCGGTGAATGATCGGTGCTTTGTTCTCAAGCCGGACAAAGACCCCGCTGCGGCAAAGGCTTTGCAGGCTTATGCCGCGGCGACAGACAACGAACAGCTTCGCAATAATCTGTATGCGTGGGTCGGAAAGCCGACGCTCAAGCCGATGGCGCTGGAGGAGTTTTGGAAAGAGGACGATCTGATGTGGGTAGAGCATAAGAACGGTGCGCTTTACATCGGCGATTTCTATGTGTCGATGTCCGCGAAAAACGGTTGGGATGTGCAAACGCTTGGAAGCGCAAAGCCCCGGCTTTTGCTGAGGACTATTACGGCAAAACATGGCGCTGCTGGGAGCGCAACCCCACGGAAGAGGAAAGGAGCGCGGCGGGATGGGAAAAGTAAAAACGCCTTTTGCAGATAATCCGCTTTTTAAACAGTCGTGCGAAATCTGCGAAGCCTATTGCGGCGAGGAGCATTTTTACGGAGAATGCACGAAATGCCCAATTTATAGGATGGCTGAAAAGCTGGAAGCGACACAGAAGGAACTTGACCATATGAAGTATTTGAAGTCATGGGATGATTACCCGGAAAGGATGGGAAAATGAACAGAGACCTGATCAGCCGGGAAGCGGCGCTAAGAATCGCTGAGGGATACTGCCCTGATGATGACGGAAGCTGTTCAAAGGCTGACGCGGATATGCGCGAAATGCTGGACGAAATCGAAGATCTTCCCGCCGTGGATGCTGTGGAGGTCGTGCGGTGCGGGGACTGCATGTGGCGAGGGAACGAGCGCAAGTGTCCGATGTGCTGGACAGAATACTACGATGACCCAGACGACGGCGCAGACACGGTGTTCCGGGATAACACGACCGACGATGGGTTCTGCCATTGCGGGGAGAGAGCTGGAGGCGAGGAAGATGGCGACGCATAACATAACGACATGCGATAGATGCGGCAAAGCAACAGACAGCTTGGCCGCGAACAGGCTGATCAGAGAAAAGGTGAAGTTTGCATTTTGGACCGGGGAAAGGTACCAAACAGACGGATACGACCTGTGCCCCAAATGCAGCATGAAACTGGACAGGTTTATGAAGGGGGCAAAAACAAATGCATAGAGATATGACACTGGCCGAGGCGGCCCGCGAGATCCACGAGAACGCTAAGGCGCACGGCTGGTGGGACGAGGAGCGGGAGGCGGCGGAGATCTATGCGCTGATCCACTCGGAATGGAGCGAGGCGCTTGAGGAATACAGGGCAGGCAGGCCGGACAGATGGTTTTCCTGCGTCGCAGAGGATACGAGCGGCGTATGTCCTGAACGGAACTGCAATCCGGATCTGCCGTGCGTATATCGCGGCAAAAAACCCGAGGGCATCTGCGTGGAGTTGATCGACGGCGTGATCCGCATATTGGATTATATGGCGCGCAGCGGGATGTCGGAAGTGAACGGTAGCAAGACGATTGGCGAGGCTGTGCATACGATCGGGTTTGGAAGGGTGAAGGGCGAATTGCGGTGGAGCAATGTTCCGTCTATCGTAAACGGGCTGCATCTGTATACGAGTTTATCGTACACAACGCATGAGGAGGTTACGGGAATAGAACGAATGGCACTGATCAACGCTATAGCGCTGGCATGGGTCTGGATAGAGGGGCGCGGGCTGGATCCGATGGAGCTTCTGATCGAGAAGCACGAGTACAACAAAACGCGCCCGTACAAGCACGGGAAAGTGTGCTGAAGCAGTGACGGATACCAGAATGTACTTTGTGGGGGCTGTAGCAGCTATCGGCGCGGGCTTGATTTTCGAAACGGCGTGGCCACTGGCCCCGAAATGGATAAAGATTGCATACATGATTGCAACCGTTGCAATTGTACAAGCAATTGCTCATTTGATTTGAAAGCTATGGAGGGGATGCGATGAAAAACAAGGAATATGTGGAAAAGTACGGCTGGAGGTTAGCAAGCGGCGACTGTCGTGAGGCGGTGCGAGAGCTGATCGAAGATTTTATCCGGGAGTTCAACGCCGAGGCGAGGCGGCTGAAGATCCGAACGGAGGCCGAGCAGATGCGCCTGATCGAGCGGGTGAACCGCAAGGGCAACGAACTTGCCGGGATGCTCTTGGTGAAGAAGGGCGTAATGATCCTGCGCAGGGACTGGTTCCGCAGCGTAGCGATGGAGCTGATGAAGGAGGGTGTGCATGGCGGCAAAGATGACGAAGCAGAAGTTTAGCGAAATGCTGGGCTTTTTGCGCTGGTATGCCGGCGAGGAGAGCAGCGGCAGGCTCGGGAAAGCGGCGGACATGCTGGAATGGGCGCGCGACGTTATATTTGGGAACGGCAGCGACCCGTATGGGCTTAAACTGGAATATGTGCAGGTGAGCGTGCGCGCAAAGCAGATGGAAGAGATGCTTGAGCGCTGGGACGAGATGGGACTGGGGCCTTTGCACAAGAAACTTTTGTGGAACGAGCAGTGGCAGGCGATGCTGGATTACCAAGAATGCCTGCGCAAGCGCGGGAAAAACGGCGAGTTTGATTTGGAAGCTGCGGAGTAGGCCATTGAGAAGGGACGGTGAGCGGTTGATGAGCGGGTTTGTATCGGGGCTTATGGTCGGGATGTTCATCGGCATTGTGCTGACAGCGATCTACATGCAAGGCCGTTAAGAAAAGCGAGGTAATGGATATGCCGAAGACTGAGATTTGGAGGACGCGGGGATGAACGATATAGACAACGTACTGCGCTTAGCGATGATTGCGGCGACGGTGGCCAATCTGATCAGCTGCGTGTACTACGTGATTCGGATGCGCAGGCCGGACAGGCTGATGGAAGCGATGGCGCTCTGGCTGACCGCTGACCCGCGATATAACTATTTAGCGCAGGTGCTGGAAAAGCACCCGGACGGAAAGACAACGCAGGGGGAGGCGCTGGAGGGGTACGTCAGATGGCTGCAGGAAACGAAGCCTGACCTGCCTCTGGAGATACTCAACGCAAATGCAATTGTGGCCGGAATGCTGTCCTGTTCCCGCAACGGGAAAGAATCGGGAAGCAGCACGCAGCAGGCCATTGAGAAGGGGTCGGTGAGCGGCTGATGAGCGGGTTTGTATTTGGGCTTCTGGCCGGGCTGTTTGTCGGCATTGTTCTGACGGCGATCTACATGCTGGCGGCGGTCTCGCAGAGAGGGTTTGCGGAGAACGGTTGGTCGACGGCGTGGGACATGGCGCGCCAGATGCGCAGATGGGCAAAGCTGGCCAAGGATTATGACCGGTTGACAAAGGATTACGGGCAGCTTACAGACGACCAGAGCAGGACGATCGAAACGCTGATGCAATTGCGTGACAGGGAGAAAGAGCAGAAACAGGAAGGGTAAAGGAGAGGGAACGATGGGCAAGAAGGAGCTGGAGGCGAGGCTGCCGCCGCACCACGCGGACGCGGAAAAGAGCGTGCTGGGCAGCATGCTGATCTCGGACAAGGCTGCGATGGCGGCGATCGAAGAGCTCAAGAGCGAGGATTTTTATGATCCGGCGCACAGGGAGATATTTTCTGCGATGCGCAGGACTGCGAGCAGCGGGAAGAAGATCGACGTGGTGATCTTGGACGAGATGCTGGGGCGAGAGGGCAAACTGGAGGGCGTGGGCGGGTTTCAATACCTGATGGAGCTGAGCCGGTTTGTGCCTTCGGCGGCGAATGTGCAGGCGTATATCAAGATCGTGGACGAGAAAGCGACGCTGAGGCGGCTGATGGAAGCGGGCGGCGAGATTTCAAAGCTGGCGGGGAGCGGCATGGACACGGCGGAGGTACTGGCGCGGTCGGAAAAGATGGTGTACGACATCAGCATGCGCAAGGGCGGCGAAGCGCTGGAGCCGATACAGCCGGTGCTGCTCAAAACCTACGAGAAGATCGAAAGGCTGGCGATCAGCAAGGGACGGATCGAGGGCGTGACGACGGGGTACAGCGAGTTGGACGATATGCTGACCGGGCTGCACGGCGGAGAGCTGGTGTTGATCGCGGCGAGGCCGAGCATGGGAAAAACTGCCTTCGGAATGAACATTGTGGGCAATGCGGCGATCCGGCAAGGGAAAAAAGCGGCTGTTTTTTCCCTTGAAATGCCGGCGGAGCAGCTTGCGATGCGAATGCTGTGCACGGAAGCGCGGGTGAACATGCAAAGCGTGCGCCGGGGCGAATTGGATGCGGACGAATGGATGCGGCTGTGCGAGGCGATGGCCGTGATCGGCGAGAGCAAGATATACATCGACGCGACGAGCGGGATCACGGTGCCGGAGATGCGATCCAAGGCGCGCAGGCTCCAGATGGAGGGCGGGCTGGATCTGATCATGGTGGACTATCTGCAGCTGATGAGCGGCGCCGGTCAGTTTGGTTCAAGGCAGGAAGAAATCGCCGGGATCAGCCGGGCGCTCAAGGGGCTTGCGCAGGAGCTTGACGTGCCGATCGTAGCGCTCAGCCAGCTTTCCCGCGCGCCTGCGGGCAGGACGAACCACCGCCCGATGCTCAGCGACATACGCGATTCAGGAGCGATCGAGCAGGACGCGGATGTGGTGATGTTTGTGCACCGGGAAGACTACTACGACCCGGACACGGAGGACAGGGACAAGGCGGAGATCATCATCGCCAAGCAGAGGAACGGTTCTTTGGGCACGGTGAAACTGGGCTGGTTCGGCCCGTTCACTTGGTTTGTGGATTGCGCACAGAACAACTGACAGAAACGGAGGGCTTGATTTGAAAACGGTCGTAACGACGGAGTTTGTATGCGATTGCTGCGGGCTGAGGTTCAGCGAAGAGGCGAAGTGCAGGGCGCACGAGGATCTGCATTCGCGGCCGAAGGCTGTCGGGCTTCCGGTGGGGCTTGGGTCACTACAGGCATACAGGCAGACGCGCAGGTGGCCTGACGTGGTGAACGTAGTGATGAGCGACGGAAGCATTGTACGCTACGGGATCCAGGAAGAGAACGAAAGGATAGACGAATAACGGAGGACAAAGAATGGTGAAACAGAAACTGTACAAATGCGAAATTTGCGGCGCGATCTACGCCGACGATGAGGACTGTTTGGCCTGCGAGGGCAACCATGCGAAGCTGCTTTCGGTGCTGCCGGAGGACCAGAAGTTCAACCCGGGGCAGAGGTATCCGCGGTATATCAACGCGATTATGGAAAACGGGAAGAAAGTTGTATACGAAATGAGGTTGGACAGAGGTGCGAGTAAGATGTTTGAATCCTGACGCGGTCAGGAATATCCAAGTGGCTCACGGGCAGTTTGCCGCGATCTGCTATGGCACGCCGGAAAAATACGCGAAGCGCGTGGGGCAGAGCTGCATGGAGACGGAGCACATGAGCGGCAGCCGATGCGAGTACATCAAATTCGAAGTGGACGGCGTTGACCGCGGCACGGCGGAGCAATGTCTGCGGCATGAGATCGGCGTGAAGGTGCCGTTCGGGATGCAGGACAATTACGACATTGCAGACGAGATAGACCGGATCGCAAATGTGCCGGCGGACGAAGTCGTGAAAAACATGGCCTCGTTTAGGTACATCGACAAGGACGGGTTTGAGTGGGCGGTGCCGGGCAGGATCGCCCGCAACGAACGGGCGAAGGCGCGGTACGGGGCGCTGATGGAGCATATCAACCGGGAGCGCAGAGTGATCAAGAGCATGCTGGAGAAGGGAGGCGTTTCACCTGCGGAGGCGACGGAGGCTGCGAACTTCTGTTTGCCCAGGGCGACGACCACGGCCTTTGCGATCGGGTTTACGCCGGAAGCGCTGATGCGGTTTTGCAATAAGCGGCTGTGCGTGCGGGCGCAGGAATTTGCCCGGGAGCTTGCGCAGGAAATGCGCGGCTTGATTTGGGAACTGAACAGGCCGCTGGCCGAAAGGCTGGTGCCGCAATGCGAGCACTACCTGTGGTGCCCGGAGGGCAAGAGGACATGCGGGCGGTTCCCGACGAAAGAGCAGGTGCGCGATATGGTGCGCGAGGCGAGAGGAAAGGAGAAGAGCGAAAATGCCGGTGACGAAACGGGTGCTGATGAAAGCGTTTTGCGATGAATGCAAGGCGGTGATCACGCGCGAGGCCGACAAGGGCGGCGTGCAGGAGATGATGGACTATGCGCGGGAGAAGGGCTGGAGGGTAGGCCAGGGCGGATACAAATGTTTCTGCCCGGAATGCGCAGCGAAAGTGAAGACGCGCATCGCATGGTAAAAGGGATGAAGGATGGCACGCATGAGAGAGGAGGCGCTGTTTGACAGAATCAGAAAAAGCGAAAAGCTATTTGATGCAGGTGGTTTATGCTGACGAATCGGTAAAAATGAAACTGGAGCAGATCGAGCGACTGGACGCGCTGAGCAAGAAATGCACATCGGTAATGACAGGCATGCCACGGGGCGGCAGCGGCAGCGACTTCACCAAGATTCGGGACAGGATGATCGAAGAGAGTTTGGAATGCGAGAGGCAGATGCAAAAGCTGCTTGATTTGAAAGAGGACGTGCGCAGGAAGATCGACATGATCCAAGACAGGAAGCACAGGGTGGTGCTGGAGATGCGGTATTTGAACTGCGCGACATGGGAAAGCATTGCAGAGAGCATAGGACGGGATGTGACCACGGCGCACCGATGGCACGGGCAGGCGCTGAAGGACTTTGCGAAGCTGTGCTGATGAAGATAAATAGGAGCTCTGGCGGGCGGCTCGGAAACGGGCCGCTCGATTTAGGAACATAGAGAAAGCCCCGGTACGGCGAAGGCGCTGTATCGGGGCTTTGGCTTGGGGGACGAACTGCGTGGTTTTGTTTCTAAAAATAACCGATATGCGAAACGAAATGCGTAAAGCGTATTGACGAATCTGGAGAAAATGAATACAATGGAGGCAGAAGAGAGCAAGAGAAAGGGGGAATACGATGCAAAGCAAGGCGAGGCAAGTGCTTGACGAGTTTTACGGCAGCGGGCCTGTCGTTCTTCCGGTGAATGTGGTTGAGATCGCGAATTCGCATGGCATTGACGTACTGCGTGCAGACTTCGGAAAGGACTTAGAAGAAAACGTATTTGGGCTTATCATGAAGGACCATGATAATGTCCTCATATATGTGAATAAGAAAAACGCATATGTACGCAGAAGGTTTACGATTGCACATGAACTGGGGCATTATTTCCTCCATCATGAAAACTCAAATGAATTCGGGTACATGGATTTGCGCTCCACGAAACGTACACATGAAGAGACGGAAGCAAACAGGTTTGCGGAGGAATTGCTGATGCCTGAGGACGAATTGCGTTTGGAACACGCGAAACTTATGTTTCCGACAGCGGAGAGGCTTTCGGAGATATTTCAGGTATCGAAGCAAGCAATGAAATACAGACTGAGCAGGTTGGGACTTGCAGTAGTCGATATGTAGGAGATGCACGATGGAAGGGCCTTCGTTCAGCGATTTGGGGAAAAGGTTGTCTGCAGGCGTAGAGAAAGAGACGGTGGAAACGGTACCGATGCCGACAGACGATGATATGCCGCAAGCGGACGATTCATTTGCGGATAATGGCAATGAACCATGCACGGACGGCACAATGCAGGATCTGTTCCGAATGGTGTTCCAGGCAGCGCAGAGTCCGGACAAGGAGAGCAAAGAACTGCAGAAAAAAATGGCTAAGGTGCTGACTGTGGTGCTGTGCGTCCAGGTGGCCTGGGCGCTGTTTCTGATAACGACCATTGTGTTTATGGGCCGGAGCATTGCCGGGAACGCGCTTGCTTTTATAACGCTGCTGGTATCGGCTATTCTTGCAGAAGTTGTTGCAATGGCTTTTGTGGTGGTGCGGTTTGTGTTCCGCACGCCGCTGGATATGATGATAGGGCTGCTCAGGGAGATCATCGCTAAGCAAAAATAAGTCGGCTGAAAACCGGCTGCTCGATTTAGGAACGACAGAAGACCCACTGAATGGATAGAACCATGCAGTGGGTCTTGTATATATGGAGGTTAGATATCGGTCGGATACTGAACGGAGAGGAAGTCTGTTTCGATGAAAATGTCTCCGTTTATTTCCGTGCGCCATCCTGCCGTGGTGTTCATGCAGTAGCTATGGGCCTGATCCAAGGGGATATCGGACGGCACGGACGCAGAATTGACAAACAACTCCGAAGTGGGAATTTGCGTGCGTTCTGGTATGGGAAGATTTCTGTAGAATTTCTGAACTGCGCAGGCAGCTTCAAAGAAATTATTGCAGGGCTTGAGCAATAAATACTCATAATTGCCATCCTGAACCTGCTTATAAATAACGCCAAAGTAAACAGTGCGCATTCTGTGCGGCTCCTTTCAAAACGAACTGCTTGATTTAGGAACGATGGGGCGGCGGATCATTTGGCCAATTCCCTGAACGCGGGGAGGTTTTGCGCAATGATGGCGTCCATAGTCTCGTCTGGGTCATCGCTGGCCCAGAGGGCGCGGACTTCACCGACCTGATCTGTCGCGCAGAATTTTTCCCAGAGATCGTCGCAGAAATCGCGCAGGTCGGAAGGGTCGTCATAATCAAAGGAAGCGTTGTCGATGATGTGGTTGGCCTCCTCGCATACTTCGGTGAGGTTGAGCGGGACGGGGCCGGATCCAAAGGAATCATAGTCCCAATACAAATCGCGGGAGGGCTTGACGGGTGTAAAAGCAAACATGGCAAACGCTCCTTCCGAAAATAGGCTGCTTGATTTAGGAACTGTGTCTTTATGATAGCACAGGCGGGGAGGGGTTGGGAAGAGGGCTGCTTGATTTAGGAACGATCAGGCGGGCCATTTGCCGGTTTCGGTCATGCGGGCGATGCGCCAATATTCGACGGGCAGGATGCCCGGGACGGCTTCCAGCAGGAGAAGCTGGCGGCAGAAGGCGCGGGAATCGGCCAGGGATGCAAGGTGCGGAAAGCGGGCGACGGCGCGCTCGTATACCGGGAGCGAGGATGCGGGGCGGGGTTTACGCATGGGGAATACCTCCTCAAAATAGATTGCTTGATTTGGGAACGATCGGCGGGATCAGAGTTTGCGGGAGGCGAAGGCGAACAGTTCCGCGCAGGCGGTCAGGGCGCTGTCGGCGGTGACGTTGACATAGTACTGATAGCCGTTGCGGCAGGTGATGACCAGATAGTCGTCACCGGGCAGAAGCGGGTTATCGCGATTGTCGTGCAGGAGTTCGGGAAACCGGAAGCCGGAGAGATACTCGGCGGTCATGTGCAGGTGTTCGACGCTTGCGCTGGACGCGGCCTGCAGAATAGCGGTGCAATGGGCGGCGGCCTGGGAGAGATCGTAGGTCTTCATGGGGTGTACCTCCTTAAAATAGATTGCTTGATTTAGGAACGATGGGCGCTGTGCGCTGTGCGCTTTATGGGCCTGCCCGACTGGAGGAGCCGGGCAGGTCGAAAAACGCGCGGCTTGATTTGGGAACGATCGGCAATGCCTGGAGATTACTGCGGTAAAACGGTGCAATATGCGGCGTAATTGCGAAGCGAGGAGTATTCGATATCGGCGTTGGGATGATTGCGCAGGAATGCGGGGTTGGTGACGACGATGCCGAGGTCTTCGCCGTATGCGTCAAACGTGCGGAACACTTCATACACGCGCGGAGAGTCATCAAGCTGAATTAAGGATCCGGCGCGAATCGGGGTGCCGTTGCGGTCTTTGTAGTCGGGCATGGAAAGGCCGAGGGCTTGCGCCTGTGCGCGTTCGTCCGGATAATCTCCGAAGATGCGAATGCAACGGTTAGTGCGCTGATCGTAGACAGCGGCGCCGTCATACCGGAAGCCGTCCGGTTCCATTGTGCCGTTCACATAACCGCGCGCGGCCTTCTCTGCTTCTCTGATGGTGGAATAGTCAAATTTGGAATCGAACCCGTTTTCAAAGTGGTGGTAAGCGGCGACAAGATAACGCTTCATGGGGTGTACCTCCTTAAAAATAGATTGCTTGATTTAGGAACGATGGGCGCTGTGCGCTTTATGGGCCTGCCCGACTGGAGGAGCCGGGCAGGTCGAAAAACGCGCGGCTTGATTTGGGAACGATCGGCGGGATCAGAGGCCTTCGCGGGTGAAGATGGCGTCGGCAGCGGCGGACCACTCGCGGCCTTCGGGGGCGGACATGGCGACGAGCAGGGCGGCGAGGATGGCACGGAAGAGTTTCATGGCGGGATGCTCCTTTCAAAATGGGTTGCTTGATTTAGAAACGGCGGGCATTTGCGGGGGGTGCCGAAAATGGCGTGCTTGATTTGGGAACGATGGGCGGGTCAGGCGCTGCGCAGGATCTCGCGCACAATGATGCGGTTGAGCGTGACGGCGCAGTCGTATTCGCAATAGTGGGTCTTCTCTTCGTCGGTCATTTCCAGCCAGCCGCAGAGCAGATCGCGGGCGCCGGGGCGATAGAGATAGGCAGCGGTATCGAGCGCGGAGGGAAGGCCCATGCACCAATCTTCCAGCATTGCGCCGGGGGTCGGATAGGTGCTGTAAAACTTCTCCTCCTGGCAGATGGAGAGGAGGGCAGCGCAGACGGCGTGCGGGTCGGAACAATCGACGGATGCGAAGTCTTCGTAGCCGGTGAAGTCGGCGTTTTCGCAGATCCAGCGGAGGGCCTTTGCCTTGACGGCCTTGTGAGTGATTCTGAGCATGATACAAACCCCTTTCTTGATTTAGGAACGACGCGGGAAAGGTTCGGGCGCTGTGCGCTTTGTGGATCCGCTCGGGCTGGAGGAGTGCGGGCGGATCGGAAAACGCGCTGCTTGATTTGGGAACGATCAGCGGGCAAGGGCCTTGCGGAGCATGTCGGAATAGTGATAGAACGAGTCGAGCGGGTGGGCGATGGCGGCGCGGAGAAAGTCTTCGTCGGTTTTAACGGAGCCCCAGCCGGAGATCTCATAGCCGAATTCGTGAACCTCTGCCGGATCAAGGGTGCGGAAGCCGTTGGAGAAGGTGCCGTCGGAGCAGCGGAGCACCATTTCGTCGGCAAAATTGATAACCTCCTTACCGTCAACGCAGATGGCGGCATAGCCCTGGGTGACGCTGAGCCGAGCGCGCTTGACGCTCAGGCGCGCAAACTCGGCGCCGGTGAAGCCGTGCACCAGGGCGACGGTGAGCAGATCCGGCTTTGCGGGAACGGGTTCCTTTGCGGGAACGGGTTCCTTTGCGGGAACGGGTTCCGGCTCGGAGCTCTGCTCGATTTGGGAACGATCGAAAACGGAATGTACGCCCTCAGCGGATACGGAGAGCATGCATGCGTCGTCGGTGTAGCCTTCGGAAAGGACGGGTTCCGGCTCGGAGCTCTGCTCGATTTGGGAACGATCGAAAACGGAATGTACGCCCTCAGCGGATACGGAGAGCATGCATGCGTCGTCGGTGTAGCCTTCGGAAAGGACGGCTTCCAGCATGGTGCGCATACCGTTGTAATAGAGGCGCTGACGCTCTCCGGCGGCCTTCGATACGCGGGCCTGCTCTGCGATGTGGGCATACTGGGAATCGAGGAGGGAGAGAATATAAGCGGTGGTTTCGGGCTTCATGGGGTATACCTCCTTGAAAATAGATTGCTTGATTTGGAAACGCTGGGCGCTGTGCGCTTTGTGGATCCGCTCGGGCTGGAGGAGTGCGGGCGGATCGGAAAGCGCGCTGCTTGATTTGAAAGCGGCGGGAGGCGGTCAGAGGGAACCGAGGCTTGCGGCATATTCCGCGGGGAACGGCGAAATGTGCACGCCCGGGATTGCGCAGGCCATGCCATATTTAGGAGCCTGGAAGACGGTATACACGGCGCCGTGCTGATCGCAGACGAGGCAGGAAGGCGTGTAGCCGTGGGCGTTGCACCATTCCGGCGCGGTGCAAGTGCGGTCAACATGGAGACCGGAAAGGCCATTGCCGCGGAGGTATTCGGAGCCGTCCGGATGGGTGTAAAGCTGCATGGTCATGAAAAAATTCCCCTTTCTTGATTTGAAAGCTGATGGGCGCATGCGGTGCGCTTTGTGGGCCTCCCCGGCTGGAGGAGCCGGGAAGGTCGGAAAACGCGCTGCGGGAGCGGTTCAGGCGGCGCGGCGCCGGATCTCAACATAGGCGCGGCGAATGCGGGTTGCGGCCTGATTCAGGGCGCGGGCCTGAACGTCGATCCAAAGTTCATACCGGTTCGGCTGGCGTTCGCCGCCGTGGGTGCGCTTGAGCTCGGACGGGGTGCAGAGGCGTTCGGCGATGTCGCAATCACAGACCAGAGAGAGAGCGCCCTCGGAGTACTGCTGCCAGTTCTCCGCGCCGTTCAGCAGCCATGCGGTCAGCTCTTCGCGGGTTTCCGGCTCGCGGCCTGCATGGGCGCAGCGTTCTTCGAGATCGTCGAGCAGATCGAGAGCATAGAGGTTGACGCCCTTATCCCAGGCGGAACGATCGCGGCGGGAATGGATGGCGGCGCGGATGGTATCGACGATGGCGGTATTTTTCATGGTGTGAACCTCCTGTTTTGCTTGTGTTGTTCCTGCGAATGTGGTACAATGCAAGCAGGGCGAGAGTTTCCGCAGGAGTTACCACTCCCGCCCTTGCCGTCTGGCCTTGCCGTTCACTCTGTGTGAGAGAGTGGGCGGTTTTTTTTATGCCTTGGCGGCTTCGCTTGCTTTGCGCTGCTTGTGGAGCTTCTTGCGGAGTTTCTTGTTCTTCCGCCTGAGCCGGTCGTTCTCGACGCTTAGCGCAACGACCTTTGCAAGCATGATCTCGGCAATGGTTGCCAAGTCTGATTGTCCTTTCTGCACGTTGTCCACCTCCTGCAATGGTTCGCCGTGGGCTGTGCCCTCCGGCTGGCTTTATGATAAGCCCGGTTTTTCAAATGCACGGCGGTTAACGTCCGCTTAACACGATTTCGGCGATGGCATATAAACCCCCTAAAGGGGGTTATATGGGGTTTGGCTGAGTTAACAAAATCTAAACTTGACACGTTTTTTCGCTTCATTAAATGGCGAAAAGGCGTTTTTTTTGCGTCTTGCCCGGCATGGAGCAGGCCCGGCGCGGCGGCGATCGGTTCGGCCCGGTATGGAGCAGGCCCGGCGCGGCGGCGATCGGTTCGGCCCGGTATGGAGCAGGCCCAGCGCGGCGGCAGTCGGTTCGGCCCGGTATGGAGCAGGCCCAGCGCGGCAGCGATCAGCGCGGCCCAGGGCGGAACAGAACCAGCGCGGCAGCGATCGATTCGGCCCGGCGTGGAACAGGCCCGGCGCGGCGGCGGTCGGTCCGGCCCGGTGGGGAGGGGGGTATACTATCTTTGAGAACGTAAGCTAAGAGACCGCGCCCCAATCTCGCGCGAAACGCCGAGGGTTTTGAAGGGGTGGGGGTTTGAGCTGGGCTGGGCGAAAAAAAGGAGCGCTATATAATAGAAGAAACTCCGAAGAAGTTTTGCACATAAGGCTTGTGGAAAAACGGTGGAAAACGGGTTAAAACGAGCACTTTTCGGCTAGAAAAGAAGAAAATTTTTGAAAATGCAATGGTTTGCAATGGTTTGCAATGGTACATGTGTGATATATTTAGCATGTAGAAAAAGGCAAGAGAAACTTGCGGCAAAAACAGAGCTTCGCTTGATTGCGAGGCTCTGTTTCATTTTGGGGATTGGAGGGGTGCCCGGAGGGGAGTGAGAGAATGGGTAAAAGAGGGCCTGCGCCGAAACCTACGGCGTTGAAAATATTAGAAGGAAATCCCGGAAAGCAGAAACTAAATGTCAATGAGCCGATACCTCCGAAGGCTGAGAGCATCAAGCCGCCATCTTGGCTGATGCCCGACGCAAAGAAGGAATGGAAGAGATTGGCGCCTTCGCTTGAAAGTATGGGCGTTTTGACCACTGCTGACCTTAAAGCATTTGAAGGGTATTGCCAGGCATATGCGAGGTGGAAGCAGGCGGAAGAAAAGATATCTGAGATCGGTACGACATTTTTGACGCCGAACGGATATATCCAGCAGACTCCTTACGTTTCGATCGCAATGCAGAATATGAAGATGATGCAGTCGTTTGCCAATGAATTCGGACTTACGCCTGCATCTCGATCGAGAATCAATGCGGCGATGGACAGCAAGGGGAAGAAAGATGAAGAAGACCCGATGGAACTGCTGCTTTCGGGACGCTTGTAACGGGGGCGGTCTGAAATGGCATTTGATGAAAGACGCGCACAGCGCGTGATACGGTTTATCAACAACCTCAAGCACACGAAAGGCGAGTTCCACGGGAAGAACTTTGATCTGCTGCCTTGGCAGGAGAAGATTATCGGTGATGTGTTTGGTACAGTGCGCGATGAAAACCCTGATATCAGACAGTACACGACGGCGTATATTGAAATTCCGAAGAAGAACGGCAAATCTGAACTTGGCGCGGCGCTTGCGCTGAACATGCTGGTGAACGATGATGAATGGAATGCGGAAGTGTATTCCTGCGCAGCGGATCGCCAGCAGGCCGGCATTGTTTTTGATGTTGCGGTCGACATGGTTAAGCAAAGTCCGGCGCTGATGAAGCGGATCAAGATCATACCGTCTACAAAGCGCATGGTTTATGAGCCGACTGGAAGCGTTTATCAGGTGCTGTCTTCCGAAGTTGCGACAAAGCACGGTCTGAACGTAAGCGCATGCATATTCGACGAGCTGCACACGCAGCCAACGCGCGCGCTATATGACGTTATGACGCAGGGTTCGGGTGATGCGCGAAAACAGCCGCTTTGGTTTTTTCTTACCACGGCGGGGACGGACCGCAACAGCATATGCTGGACAGTGCACCAGAAGGCGATAGATATCATTGAGGGGAGAAAGATCGACCCGCGTTTCTACCCGGTGATCTTCGGTATTTCAGACGATGATGACTGGCAGGACGAAAAGAGCTGGTACAAAGCGAATCCTTCCCTTGACCAGACGATCACAATAGAAAAGGTGCGCGATGCGTACCACAAGGCTCTTGAATCGCCGGCGGATGAAAACCAGTTCAGACAGTTGAGGCTGAACCAGTGGGTGAAGCAATCTGTCAGATGGATGCAGATGGATAAGTGGGACGAGGGTTCGGATTACGTTGACCCGGAAGAGCTGCGTGGGCGCGCGTGCTACGCGGGGCTTGACCTTTCGACCACGAGCGACTTGACCGCGCTGGTGCTGGTGTTTCCGCCTGTGGACGAAGATGAGCCTTACAAGGTACTGCCGTTTTTCTGGATTCCGGAGGACAGCATAAAACTGCGCGTGCGGCGCGACCATGTGCCGTATGACGTGTGGGAGAAGCAGGGGCATGTGTTTGCTACTGAAGGAAACGTTGTGCATTACGGATTTATTGAGCAGACGATCATTGAACTTGGTGAAAAATACAACATTCGGGAAATCGCGCACGACAGATGGAACGCGACCATGATGGTTCAGAATCTGGACGGTGACGGGTTCACGATGGTGCCGTTTGGCCAAGGGTTCAAGGATATGTCTCCGCCGACCAAGGAACTGATGCGCATTGTGCTGGAGCGAAAGCTGAACCACGGCGGGCATCCTGTGCTTCGCTGGTGTATGGACAATGCATATGTCCGGACTGATCCTGCGGGCAACCAGAAGATCGACAAGGAGAAATCCACTGAGCGCGTTGACGGCGCTGTTGCGCTGGTCATGGCGCTTGACCGGGCGCTCAAAAACCAGAGCAGCGGGTTTTCTATATATGATGAGCGCGAGCTGCTGTTCATATGATGATACATTAGAGGTGAATTCTGTGCCGTACAAGCCGAAAAGGCCGTGCCGGTTTCCGGGATGCCCGAATTTGAGCGATAAAGTGTACTGCGAGGCGCACAGAAAATGGGATTCGCGCGAGACGGCCGCGGAGCGCGGATATGACGCACGCTGGCGCAGGGAACGAGAATTGTTCCTGCGCAAGAATCCGTTGTGCGTAAAGTGCAGAGCGGCGGGCAAAATCGTGCCTGCCCGGGTTGTTGACCATATCATCCCGCACAGAGGCGATCCGACACTTCGGTGGGATCAGCGGAACTGGCAGCCGCTGTGCAAGGATTGCCACGGCATAAAGACGGGAAATGAAGACAGCAATCCTGTTTATAGCTATAACCGATAATCGGTGGCAGCAGAGCAAAAGCGCTCTGCTTTTTTATTTGGAGGTGTAAAAATTGGCGTTTCGGATACCGAAGCTGATCCGATCCCGAGATAAGCCGCGGGTGCAAAACTACATGGGCGGCAACGCGGGGGACGAAGTTCTGTTTGGCAGGGGAGCAACCGCGGCCGGCAAGGAAGTGACACCCACATCGGCAATGCAGCTTTCTGCTGTTTATGCTTGCGTTCGGGTGATTTCCGAGACGATCGCAAGCCTTCCTTTTTCTGTGTATGAGCGCACGGAAACCGGCCATCGAAAGGCAACGGATCACCCGCTGTACAGGCTGATCCACGACGAACCGAACAGCGAGATGACGTCCTTCGTATGGCGTGAATCGATGCTTGCGAATCTGCTGATCTGGGGCAACGGCTATGCGCAGATCATTCGCGATGGGCGCAATAAGGTAATTGGCCTATACCCTCTGCTTTCGTGCAATATGCGCGTGTATCGCGGCGAGGACGGAGAGCTTCGATACGAATACCAAAACGGTAAAAAGGGCGTGGTCACTCTATTGCCAGAGGAAGTGTTCGTTGTTCCGGGACTCGGTTTTGACGGTGTGCGCGGGTACAGCCCGATCGCGATTGAAAAAAACGCGATCGGCCTTGGGATCGCAGCTGAGGAATACGGGTCCAACTTCTTCGGCAACGGGGCGACGCCATCCGGCGTATTGACGCATCCGAACACAGTCAAGGAGCCTGCAAAACTGCGCGCGGCTTGGAACGCTGCGTATGGCGGTTCCAAGAACTCCGGCAAGGTGGCTGTGCTTGAAGAGGGAATGCAGTTTCAGCAGATCTCCATTCCCAACAACGAGGCGCAGTTCCTTGAGACGAGGAAGTTCCAAGTCAGCGAAATTTGCAGGATATATCGCGTGCCGCCGCATATGATCGGCGATTTGGAGCATGCGACGTTCTCCAATATTGAGCATCAGTCCATATCTTTTGCCGTGCATACGATACGGCCCTGGCTGGTTCGCATTGAGCAGGCCGCAAACAAGCAGTTGTTCAATGAGGAAGACAAGGGCCGTTTTTATACGCAGTTCAATATGGACGGTTTGATGCGCGGCGACTACAAGAGCCGTATGGAAGGGTACGCGATCGCACGGCAGAACGGCTGGATGAGCGCGAATGACATCCGAGAAAAGGAGAACGAGAACCCGATCCCGGACGAGGAAGGCGGCAATGCCTATCTTGTCAACGGCAACATGATATCCATAGAGGCAGCGCAGGCTCAGTTGGCTGCCGGTGGAAATAAGGACAGCGCAGAGGAGGTGAAAACGAAATGAAATTTTGGAATTGGGTACAGGCTGAGAGCGGGCGCGAACTGATCCTTGAGGGCGTTATTGCAGAGGAAAGCTGGTGGGGCGACGAGGTCACTCCGGCACAGTTCAAGGCTGACCTGATGTCGGGCAGCGGCCCGGTATGCGTCAGGATCAATTCGCCGGGCGGTGACTGCGTTGCGGCATCCATGATCTATACGATGCTGATGGACTATCCGCATGACGTGACGGTCAAGATTGACGGCATGGCTGCCAGCGCCGCATCTGTCATTGCAATGGCAGGCAGCAAGGTGATGATGTCTCCGACGAGCCTGATGATGATCCACAATCCGCTGACGGTAGCGATGGGCGACAGCGAGGAGATGCGCAAGGCGATCCAGTTGCTGGACGAAGTCAAGGAATCGATCATCAATGCATACGAGATCAAGACCGGGATGTCGAGGACAAAACTTGGCCACATGATGGACGCAGAGACTTGGATGAGCGCACATACGGCGCTTGAGATGAAGTTCTGCGACGAGGTCATGTTTGAGGAAAGGAGCGCGGACCGCGCAGTAGAAAACAGTTTTGTTTTCAGCCGCCGCGCTGTAACCAACTGCCTGCTGGATAAGCTGCAGGCCAAAATCAAAGAGCCGGCTGAACCGGCAAAGGAAGAAAAGCGAGTGAATGCATCGGCGCGACAGCGCAGGCTGGCGCTTTTGCAATAGTAAGGAGGAAATGGATATGAGCAAGATTTTTGAACTCAGGAACCAGAGGGCTAAGGCTTGGGAAGATGCGAAGCGCTTCCTGGACGCCCACACCGCCGAAAACGGCACCATGAGCGCTGAAGACGGCGCTACCTACGACAAGATGGAGACCGAGATCGTCAATCTGGGCAAGCAGATTGAACGCCTTGAGAGGCAGCAGGAAATGGACAACGAGCTTGGCAGGGCCGTTTCCAATCCGCTCAATGGCGGCGTCAACCCGCAGATCGGCGACGAGGACAAGAAGGGCCGTGCGGCCAAGGCTTACAACAACGCGTTCTGGTCCGGCCTTAGGGACAAGTTTGCGGATCCGTCTGTTCGCAACATCCTGCGCGAGGGCGCTGATGCTGACGGCGGCTATCTGGTACCGGACGAGTATCAGGCCACTCTGATCACTGCCCTGGAGGAAGAGAACGTCATGCGCCGTCTGGCCAAGGTCATCACCACCGATTCCGGCGAACGCAAGATTCCGGTGGTCAAGAGCCATGGCACTGCGCAGTGGGTGGACGAGAACGGCGCTTATCCGGAGAGCGATGAGCAGTTCGGCCAGCTCACTCTTGGCGCTTACAAGCTGGCCACTATGATCAAGGTCTCCGAAGAATTGCTGGCTGACTCTGTGTTTGATATTCAGGCATATGTCGCCACTGAGTTTGCCCGCCGCATCGGCGCGGCTGAAGAAGAGGCGTTCTTCGTTGGCGACGGCGTCGGCAAGCCGACCGGCCTGTTCCACGAAACTGACGGCGGCACAGTGGGCGTGACCACTGCCGGCGCTGCGATCACTGCTGACGAGATCATGGATCTGTTCTACTCTCTGAAGGCTCCGTATCGCAACAAGGCCGTGTATGTGATGAACGATGCGACTATCAAAGCAGTTCGCAAGCTCAAGACCTCGGGCAGCGGCGAGTATATCTGGCAGCCGGGCCTGCAGGCCGGCCAGCCGGACAAGCTGCTCGGCCGTCCGCTGTATACTTCTGCTTATGTTCCGACCAACGACGCCGGCAATCTCGCCATTGCTTTCGGCGATATGAGCTACTACTGGATTGCTGACCGCGGCGTCCGCTCCTTCAAGCGTCTGAACGAGCTGTATGCCGCCAATGGTCAGGTCGGCTTCCAGGGCCGCGAGCGCGTGGACGGCAAGCTGGTGCTGCCGGAAGCTGTGAAGCTGCTGAAGATCGCCGGCGCCTGAGTTTAACGAAATCCGCAGCCTGATGCTCAGGCTGCAGAAAGGGGTGGCGCATGGCGTATGTAAAAGTTGAGGAAGCAAAAGCCTATCTGCGGATTGAATATGACGAGGAAGATGAGCTGATCAAAAGCCTGATCAAAAAGGCTGAGGCGGCGGCAGATACCTACTGTCGGGTTGAGTTCGCTGAGATGGACGAGATTCCGGAAGCGGCAAAGCATGCAGTCCTTTTATATGTAGGCCACTACTATGAAAATCGCGAAAACGCTGACCGAGAGAGCTACAATGCCATGCGCGCTGCTTTTGAGAACCTGCTTTATCCGCACAGGGACCCGGCGTGCATGTTTTAGTGAGGTGACCGCTTTTGCGAGGATATAAAACATTCACATCAAACCCGAGGCCGGGAGACTTGCGGAACAGGATCACGATTGGCGTTACGGACAATGTGATCAATGAAAACGGATATCCTGAGGCCGTTGACACTGTGATATGCAAAGTGTGGGCGTCGGTCATGGATGCAGGAAACCAGAACTTTCGCGCTGCTGACACGATGAACAGTGAGACGGTTTTGAACTTTACGATCCGATACCGGGCTGATATACAGCCCGGTATGTGGATCGAGTTCAGAGGTGAACGCTGGATCATACAGACGCTGGGCGAATACGAATTCAAGCGCAGGTATTTGGGCTTGAAGGCTTCCCTTGTAAAGGGGGTGGACGGTTGAAAGAGGTTCAGCAGGCGCTGGCTTCACTTATACCTGATGTCCCCGTGCAGGCGGGTATCTGGAGGCCGGAGAACGGCAGACAGCCGCCGCCGAAGCAATACATTATCTATTCCACGATGCGCAAAGAGGAATTCTTTGCGGATGATGACCTGCTTGCGTATAAAACGTTTGTGTATATGGCACTTTGGAGCGAGGTTGACCCAACGGAAACTGCTGCGCGCGTGCGCGAGCTGATGCGCAAAGCGGATTTCCAGATGGTGAGCGAAAGCGACAGAGGCTATAACGAGCCTGCATACGACTATGCAACGCGTTCTTTCACGGTGCAGTGGACATGGTCGTACATTGAGGAGGTCGGCCAAGGCGATGGGGGCTAAGGTCACTGTACGCGGGTTTTCCGACCTGACGAAGGATATACGCGATATTGCGATGGCGCTGGATAATGATTCTGCAGCGATAAAAAGGGCGCTTGAAGCGGGGATCGAGCCGATCTACGAGCAAATGAAGCAGAACACGCTTACTGACCCGAAAAAGATCAGCGGCGTGCTGCATGATTCGATCAAGGTCGGCAGGGTCGTAACAAGACGGAAAGGCGGCAAACAGATCGACGCGGGCGTGCACAGGAACCAGATGGACGGCGACAAAAAGGCATATTATGCTAATCCCGTTGAATTCGGGCATGGCGGGCCTGCTCCCGCACCGCCGCATCCGTTTGTGCAGCCTGCATTTGACCTGCGCGCAGAAGAAGCCTACATGGAAATACGGCGCGTTTTACAAAACGAGCTGGATGAACAGACACGATAAAACAATGATAGGAGGAACAGAATATGCCTGAAATCAAAAAGCCGATGTCTACCATCGGTTTTAAGAACATGGTGATTGCGCCGGTGGTTTCGGACACGGACGAAGGGACCAGCTATGGTGAGATCGTGCCCGTGGCCGGTGCAATTGAAGCAACTCTGACCCCGGAAAATACTGAGCCTGAGGTGCAGTATGCTGACGACGCGGAATATGATGTTGTCAACGCTGACCCGGAAGTCACCTTCACTACCCGAATGGTAGATGTGCCGCTGGAAGTGCAGAAGATCATTTTCGGCTGCAATATCGACGCCAACGGCGTGCTGCTGCGCAGCGCCAATGACAAGCCCAATTACGTTGCCGTAGGCTTTAAGTCTGAAAAGGCCGACCATACCTTCCGCTACGTTTGGCTGTACAAGGTGCGCGCCAAGCCCATGACTGAGAATTACACCACTCGCGAGGGTGAAACCATTACCAGGCAGACCCCTGAAATTGAGTGGGCGGCTGTCAAGAGGGTTTCCGACGCCAACTATCAGGCAGTGGCCGATGAAGGCGTGAACGGGTTCACCCCGGAAAAGGGCGCGACCTTCCTGGCTTCTGTATATGAGCCGGTCGAGAGCGCCTGATAAGACAATAATTTCCAGTTGCATTTACAAAGCCCCGGATAGCCGGGGCTTTGTTTTCTTCCTATTTATATAAGGGGGCTTGGGGATATGATCACTTGCAAGTTGGGCGGACGGGAATACACGGTAGACTTTATAAAAGGGCGCGCGCTGCGCGAGATCGGCCCGGCTGCCGAAATGTTTGGAAAAGTGAACCGCATGGCGCTGGACGCCGCGGAGGGAAAGCCTGTTGCGACAAGCGGTGTGACAGTGCAGGAAGCGATGGACGTGCTGGTGAAATGGTATTGCCTTGCGTTTGGCAACCAGTTTACCCCCGACGAGGTATATGACAATTATCCTGCGGACAGGGTGATACACGATATCAGCATTACGCTGATGGCTGTGCAGACGCAGACTACGGAGGTACTGCACCAGTTCCCTTTTCCGACAACGGGGGCAGAGGCGAAAGTGTAGAGCCGATGTCCTTTGCGGACTATGTATTGCAGACGTATAACGCGTTGCTGGATGCGGGCTGGCGGATGAACGAGATCGACGAGATGGACATGATCGGCTATATGAATGTGCGCCTTTGGAAGGCGAAGCGAGAGGCTACACCTAAGCGCGCGTACATTGACCAGGTATGGCCGACACTTAAACCATAACTGAGGTGATATAACAATGGCTGATACGCTGCGCGAGCTGGTGGTTGCGCTGTCGCTGGACAGCGGCAACTTTACTCGCAATATGAAAACGATCAACCTGCAAATCAAAGAGGCCGAGAGCGAGTTCACACTGGCAGGCGCAGGCGTAGAGAAATTCAGCGATAGCGCTGCCGGTTCTGCCGCAAAATTGGATATGCTTGGCAAGCGGATGGACATGCAAAAACTGGCTGTGCGCGAGTACGAAAAGCGGCTTGGAGAGTTGCAGAACCAGTTGCTGCTGACCGGGCGGCGGCATGAGGATTACCAAGACCGGCTGGCCGATGCGCAGCGGGAAATGGAGAAAAATGAGATGCTGGTGCGTAAGTCCAAGGAGGCTTACAGCACTATTGCTGCCGTGTACGGTGAGTCCAGCGATTATGCCCGGCAGATGAAAGAGGAGCTGGAAGCGCAGGAGAATGCATACAGAGCTTCGCAGCGCGAGGTGAAAAAAGCAAGCGGCCAAGTAAAAGCGTATGAAAAAAACATGCGCGACACGAATGACAGTATCACGCGCGCAAAGACCGGCTTAAACAACATGAACGCGGAATTGCGCAAGACGCAGTCTGAAGTGAAAAAAACCGGCGATAAACTGCGAGAGCAGCAGAGCACGTGGTATACAGCCGCGGCCGGCATTGAAGAGTTTGGCAAAAAGAGCGCGCTGAACCATCAGGCGTGGGTGAATACGGGCAAAGCGCTTTCGCGCTATATGACTACGCCGATCATTGCGCTTGGCACCGCATCGGTCAAAAGCGCTATCGAATACGAAAGCGCTTTTACCTCCGTGCGCAAAACGGTGGAAGCGACTGAGGCTGAGTACACGCAGCTTTCGGATGAAATACAGAGAATGAGTACAGAGCTGGCCATGTCTGCAGAGGAGATCGCAGAGCTTGCGGCTGTGGCAGGACAGCTTGGCATAAAGAAAGAAGAACTGATCGATTTTACGCGCACGATGATCGACCTGGGGAACACGACCGACGTTTCTGCCGAAGAGGCTGCGACTGCGCTGGCCAGATTTGCAAATATCACCGGTATGGAAGAGCGCAACTGGAGCGCACTGGGTTCGGCGATCGTTGCTCTGGGAAACAACTTTGCGACGACAGAATCGGAGATCATTGAAATGGCGTACAGGCTTGCTGCGGCCGGCAAACAGGTGGGCATGACGGAAGACAAGATCCTCGCAATTGCCGCGGCTCTTTCTTCTGTCGGCATTGAAGCGCAGATGGGCGGTTCGGCATTTTCTAAGGCGCTGGTCAAGATGGAGGTGGCGGCGGAAACGGGCGGCGAAGCGCTGACCGATTTTGCAAATGTGAGCCGTTTGACCGAAGAAGAATTTGTGAAGATGTGGGACGCTGACCCGACTGCGGCGTTCATGGCCTTTGTTGAAGGGCTTGCCCTGATGGACGAGGAAGGGCAGAGCGCGATTGTCACTTTGCAAGACATCGGCATTAGCGAGGTGCGGCTGCGCGATACGATGCTGCGTACAGTGAACGCGAACGAGCTGTTTAACTCTGCGCTGCAGCTTTCCAACGAGGCTTGGAATAAAAATGTGGCCCTTTCGGAAGAGGCAAATAAGCGCTATGGAACGAATGCAAGCAAACTGACCAATTTGAAGAACAAGTTTGTGCTTTTGTCCCGCACCTACGGCGAGGATATGGAGCCGACACTGCGCTCCGTTATGGACAGCGCGGATATGCTGATTGATAAATTTCTGGAAATGGACGAGACGCAGCGGGCGAGTGTTGCCAAGTTTGCTACCATAGCCGCAACGATCGGCCCGGCAATGCTGATGTACGGTACGATCAAAAAGAGTTTTGAACCGATCACCAAGGACGCGGCTGCGCTGATACGCTATTTCGGAAGCGTGGGCACAGCGGCAAAGGAGGCCGGCGGCGGGCTGGCTGGATTTGCCACGGCTGTATCCAACAAAAAGGGGCTGGTGGTTGCGCTGACGGTTGCGCTTGCTGCGGGCGTATATGCTTTTTATGACTGGGCAAGCGGCGCCAAGGCCGCGCGGGAAGCACTGGAAGGGATGGAAGAGACGGCGCGCAGCTGGCAGAACACAATGGCGCAGACCATTTACAACCGCGACAAGGCGGGCTTAGAATCGCTGGGGCTGGACGGCAGCGTTTTCAAGGCGCAAGTGCGCAGCAGCGAAGGCTGGCTGAACAGGATGATCACCGACTGGAACGACAACCAGAAGGAAACGGAGACATCCGTACAGGCATGGATCGACAGTTACAAGGCGCTCAACGGCGATGTGCGCAGCGAGTTGGAACGGCTCAATGAGATCGCCATCGAGGGCGGGAATACGGAATACAGCGCGCGGATACAGTCGGACATCGACCTGCTCAATAAGATGGACGAGGAAGTGGAAAAGCTGCTGGAGAAGCGCAAAAACCGCAACCTGACCGAAAAAGAGCAGATCAAGCTGGAAAAGTTGATCGACATGCGTGATGCGCTGGTGGTCAAATACGAACTGCGGCCGGTGGACGGGCGCGGGTTTGACGAGATCCAAAGGCAGATGGAAAACGCTGTGGCCCGGGCGCGCGTGATCGGCAACGGAGATATGGAAATGCAGGCCTACGAAGACGCCATAGTGGGCGCCGCGCAGGGCATGCAGATGATCACTGACGAAATGAATGCCCAATATGACGAGCAGCGGAATATGATCCTTTTGCTGGATGAGGGCGAAGAGCAGGAACGAAAGCTGGCTGAGTTGGACCAGAAATATGCTCAGGACAGGGCAAAGGCCGCAGAAGAATATGCAGCGCTGCTTTCCGGCATATATTCCAATGTTCTTGCCAAGGAAGGATTGCAGGAAGCGAAGACGGACTTAACGGCGCTGAATAGTTTGATCACGCAGTTTGCCAATGAGAACGACGCGGATGTGCGCAAATCCATGCTTGGGCAGATACAGGATCTGATGGCAGACATGGACGAGAGCGCACTGGTGGAATACCTTGCGTTGATCGAACAGATCAAATCGCTTGAGACGGAAGGGATAGACATTGACAAGATGTTCCCAGACGTCGATTTTGAGGCGACAGACAAACTGGCAGCAATCAAACAGTTCCTAAACGAGAGCGAAGAGCTGAACGGCCTGAACGAGGGCATTGAAGCCGTTGTGCAGGAGACTTTGTCTATTGCGACTGACCTTGATATGGAGCCTGCCAAGGCGACATGGGAAGCGTTTGCGGCTGACCCGGGCACTCTTGTAAGCAGCAGGCTGAAACTGAGCGGGTATGACGCGATCGCGTACAGACAATTTCTGGCCGCCAACAGCCAAAATCCCATAACGCTCAAAGGAAAAGTTTCGCCGGAGAGCATGACGGAAGAAGAACTGAAGAAGGCTGTGTTCGGCGAAGAAACGACGTTCTGGAAAGACGGAACGCAGATACCGTTTACCGCTGAGGTTCAGAACCAGCTGAGCAAGGAAAACTTCCTGCTGGCGCTCGACGAAGACGGCGGATACCATGTTGTCATAACGCCCAATGTGGAAGGCACCGAAGAGACGGTAAAGAAGGCTCAGAAGGAGATGGATAAAGCCGGTGTTGAGTTTACTCCGTTTGGCGAATCGCTGGGCATGGTAGATTTTGACTGGAAGAGTGTCGTTAGTAATGCGACCAACATTATTAAAAACGCAGCGCGCACGGATAAAAGCTGGTGGGATGCCCTCTGGTCGCCGTCTAAAGAGACTGTGGATGACATGCTGGGGTATGACATAGAACCGATGCAGGCGGAACTTACTGCTTACCTTCAGGAGCTTGCCCAGTACAAGGCAGCCGGCAATGAACTGACGGAGCAGGAAAAAGCGGATGTGGCAAGCATTATAGACTTGCTTGAAGCGATGGACACTGCCGAGGTGGGCGAGGATATCATCGCGGGCGTTCTGGAGGGAATGCGTGCGACGGACCTTTCGGGCGATGCAGAATTGACCAGGGACAATTTGATCAGCGCGCTGAACACGGCCTTTGATATCCATTCTCCGGCCGGAGCGATGGAACCGACTGGCGGATACATTGCTGCCGGCGTGGGCAAGGGCATGCGAGGGTACTCGTTTGATGCGGACATCGCCTTGATGCGCAAGAAGATCGAATTTGAACTGCGCGATATGAGCGCAGTCGGCTTCAGTGCGATGATGTATCTTGCGGCAGGCATTGCAAGCGGGCAGGATATTGTGGTTTCTGCAATGCGCACGGCAGCAAAAGCCGTGGTAAAAGAAGCAACGGTGCAGTTTTCCACGCTGGCGGCAGGTATTGTGCGCAATGCGAACATCAGCCTTGGTTATATTGGCCAAGGAGGCGGTTCGAACGTGACGCGCAACAATACGCGCAATACCTACAACCAGAACAGTTCTACCACGGTGACAGGGAACACGTTTATACTCAACGACGGCGAATCTATACGTAATCTGCAAAGGGAACTGGCTGTTGACCAGACGCGGACAAGTCAGGGGTTCGGGATCAAGAGAGCGGTGAGAAAATAAGATGACCGGGTATTTTGTTTGGAACGGAGTAAAGAGCACGGAATACGGGATATATGTTTCGGAACACCCTGCGATCACCTTCCCGAGCGAACGCATGACATATGTGAATGTGCCGGGAAGGAGCGGTTCTCTGGCGCTGCCGGAAGGTGAAAATGTGTACGACGATATGACACTGACGGCGCAATGCTGGATCCGAGACGATTCAAGGATAGGTGAAATTGGCGCATGGCTGCGCGGCGCCGGCGAAGTGGAATTCGGCAACCGGCCGGGCGGGCATTACAGGGCCAGAGTTGCAAACCAGATCCCGTTCGCACAGATATTGAGAGGGAAAAAGAACCGCAGTTTTGCGGTTTCTTTCCGATGCAAGCCGTTCTGGTACGCAAACTTTGATGCGGAGCAGACGATGAGCAGCGCCGGAGTTATCCTGAACGAAGGAAATGTGCCATGCGAGCCGCGCATCCAAGTGAATGCGGCAGGAGACTTTTCTATTACGGTTGGTCTGCAGCGCATTGAAGTGACGGGCGGCAGTATCATAATCGACAGTGAAATGCGAGATTGTTTGAGCACAGACGGCGCAAGCCTTGCCAACAACCGCGCGATACTGACGGAGTTTCCGGTACTGGAGAGCGGGTACACTTCGATATCATGGACCGGCAGCGTGAGCAGCGTAACCATCAAGAAGAGGGTGAGATACCTTTGATTACGATTTATGACGCCAAGGCCGAGGATTTTTCCACCCTCGGCCTTGGTACGCTGGAACCGGACAAATGCGAGATTGAGGAAAGGGCCGGAGGGCTATATGAACTGCTGATCCGGCATCCTATCACCGACGACATGCGCGCGTTTTTGTTGCAGAACGACAGGATCATCAAGGCGGAAGCGCCGATGCGAGAGACGCCGCAGATCAGCATTGACGCACAGGGCGGGCAGACAGTGCAGCGCGAGATATGGCGCGTGAACACGAGCGGCGACCGGCTGCACCTGCGCGCTAAGCCGAACGGCAGGATCATAGGCGCGTACCCGAACGGAACGAAGGTTGTAAAATACGGCGAGAGCAGCGTAAGCGGCTGGTGGGGCGTGATCGTGTGCGATGGCGGTGCGAAGGGATACATGTACAGCCAGTACCTTACATACGACAGTACGCAGACGGACGTGATTCGGGGCGATACGCCGGGCGTGGTTGTGGAGCCGAGGCAGACGAGAGAGCAGCTTTTCCGCATTTACAGTGTGGTGCAGGACGGCGCGGGCAAGTTTATAGAAGCGCGGGCGCGGCACATCAGCTACGACATTGCCGGCGCCTGCGTTGGGCTGTACAAGGTAAAAAACGCGCCTGCGAACGAGATATGCGCACGGCTTACGGAACTGGCAGACCATGATGCTGGCATCAACATTATATGCGGCGTGACGGATGTGCTGACGGGCGACTTCAGCGGAAAGAACCTGCTGGAGTGTTTGCTTGACCCGGATACCGGCATTGCGGCGCAGACGAAGGCGAAGGTAGTACGCGATAACTTCGACATATTCCTTTTGCCGGATGAGGAGCGCGACAGGGGAGTGGAGATCCGTTACGGGAAGAACCTGCTTGCGGCGCAGTTGGAAACGGACGCAACGGATGTGGTCACACGCATTATCCCCGTTGGCACGGACGCTGAGGGGAACGACCTGTATGGCGAACCTGTGGACAGCGCGCGCATTGGCGAATACCCGGTGGTGCGCACGGCCGTGGTGCAATACGATGTGGAAGTGAACGAAGAAACGACGCAGGAGCAGGCGCTGGAGCAACTGCGCGCACAGGCGCAAATGGACATGGATGCGGGCTGCGACCTGATGGCGGTTCGACTGGATGCGCAGTTTGTACGGCTGGAGCTGGCACAGGAATACGCGGAATTGGCAAACGCCTATGCGCTGCATTTATATGACAGCGTGCCGGTAATCGACCGCGAAGCCGGTATTGACGTGAAGGTACGCATGGTGGGGTACACCTATGATGCGCTGCTGAAAAGATATACTACGACAGAGCTTGGCGATATTTCTGCAATTGGCACGACCATTTATGGTTACGAGCTGGCAGATGGCTCTATCGGCGGGACGAAGATTGTGAACGGCACGATCACGGGCGGGAAACTGCGCGATCTTTCGGTGGGATATGCGAAGATCAGCGCGGCGGCGATCGAACATCTTTCGGCAGACGCGCTGAAGGCCGTGCGCGCGGACATACACAAGCTGGTGGCGGGCGAGATCACTACAGATGAACTGTATGCCGATCTTGCGCATATTGCCAAGGCGGAGATCACCTACGCAGATATTAAAGAGCTGGACGTGGAGGTTGCCCGGATCACGAAGGCGGAAATCTCTGTGGCAGAAATCGATGGCGCGAAAATCAAAAGCGCAACCATTGACAGTGCAAAAATTGCGCTTGGCGCTATTACAGCGGCATTGATTGAAAAGGGCGCAGTCGGCGAAGCACAGATTGCAGATGGATCGATCACAGATGCGAAGATTGTAAGCCTGAATGCAGATGTAATCACGGCAGGCACTCTTTCGGTGGACAGGCTGCTGCTCAAGGGCGAGAACGGATTGTTCCGAGAGATCAACGCGACGGACAGCGGATTGACGGTGCAAGAGCTTTCGCAGGAGCAGTACCAAAATGCCATCTCCGGCACAGTGTTGGTGGCGCGCTCGATCACGGCGGACAAGATTGCAGCGAAGAGCATTACGAGCAACGAAATACTTGCCGGAACGATTACGGCGGCAGAAATCAATGTTGTTAGTTTATTCGCAGCGGAAGCTTCTATTACGGCGATCGAAAACGTGATCTTGCGCACAGAGACCATTGAAGCGCTGAAGGGCGAACTGAACGTATGGGCGGATGAGAAAATTTCCTTGGAGGTCAATGACACACTGGACGGTTACACGCCGACCGGTATTGTGGATGGCTCGCGGTTGATCATAACCAAGGAACAAACGCACATCGACACGCCGCAATTCTCCGTCAACGTGAACGGAACAAACGGCGACATGACGCTGGACGAGAACGGGCTTGCGGCGGACGTGATCAGCAGCCCGAGTGTGCGGCCGATGTACACAGGCCCGGATACAATGACTGTCTCGACAGGCGTATTAATGGATTCGAATGCGGTTTTGGGCGTAGACGGATTCGTGACACTTTCGGACGCATTTGCAAAACTTAGCGGCAAATATCTGCCCTACGAGGTGACCATCAATGTTGGTACCGTTGCTGTAGACGGGACAAATGAACTTTGGTATACAGACGGAGCGCCGATAAATATCCTCGGGCTCAATAAAACTATCAACGGTCGATTGGCATTCAGCCACACGCGCAACCAAATCAACATAAGTGGTCTCAACCTGAGCTATGCAGGAGGAGACAATCCGGTTACGCTGCAGGATTGCTATAGCGTTGTTTTCAGCAATTGCATATTCACGGTTTCCCGCGCGCTCAACTCATGGTCAAATGCATTTTATGCCAACCAATCGCACGTAGAGTTTTATTCGTGTGGTTTTTTCGGGGGATACGCCGGCCTGTTTATCGAGAAAAACGCCCATGCGGTAGTCGATTCCTGCTACGGATCAGGAAACGACTACGGCATATTTGCGCGAAACAACGCACAGATTGGCGTTGTCACGAGCAGGCCTTACGGGGCGGCAGGCACGTATGCGACGGCAGACAGCGTTGTGAGAGGTGCAACTGCGACCTCGACCGGCACTGCGCCGTCCACGCCGACGCAGACGACAACGGTGGAACTCGACTGCACAGACAGCAGAACATATGCGGGCGGCTGGTACAACAGCTCAACTCCTATGGTTGCCCAAGGCGTTGTGAACGGTACGACTTTCCGCGGATATATGTGGTTTGATTTCAGTTCCGTCAGAGGTAAAACGATCCAGAGAGCGGCTATCCGCCTTTATCGCAAATCTAGCATTGGCAAAAACAGGGAAGTGGACGTTTATATTGGCGCGATGAATTGTGCTGGGCCGGGCAATACAATTAGCAGTATGATGAACTACGGCAAAATAACAGTTGCTGGCCCCAAAGAACAAATCAAGGCATCTATACCTACGGAGATGCTGCAAGCGATTGCCAACGGCACTTATAACGGAGTGTTTGTACATAGCCAGTACGCCGATGATTATGCGGCGTTTGACGGCGTAGGCGAGGCGCACCCGCCTGCGCTGCTTGTGACTTATTGATGGAGGGGGATCATGACAGTGCTTATAAAACTGCGCCTCCCGTATAAGGATGAGGAAACAGTACGGGCGACCGTGACTGCAGTGCACGAGGACGGCGTAGACCTTGTACTTGAGGACGGCACCGCTTTGATTGGCTGGCACGCCCCGATGTACGACAAAAACGGCAACGAGATCCCGCTTGACACGGTCAGGCGGGATTTTTTGCCGACGGACACGGCCTCTTTGCTGGCCCGCATTGCGGAGCTTGAAAAACTGGCGACCAATAACGGATAAGGAGTGATGGCTATGTATGAGATCATGCGCAATGTGATTTTGTCGCGCACGCTGCCGGTGGACGAACTGCAGCGGCGCATTGATACGTTTTACGCCGAGGGCAAACTGACTGAGGCGGAAAAACGAGAGCTTGAGCAGCTCGTGTTTGACAATCAGACCGTCGATGCGGAAAAGGCCGCGCTGGAAAAGCGCGTGGACGATCTGGCTGCGAAACTGACCGCGCTGGAAGAGCGCGTAACGGCCCTTGAGGGCGTTGAACCGGGCGAGTATCCGGCATGGAAGGCGTGGGACGGAGTCTCGACTGACTATCAGCCGGGCGCAATCGTCACCCATAACGGCAAGACATGGCTGAACGTGCTGGAGGGCATGCAGAACGTTTGGGAGCCGGGCGTGGCGGATGAACGCTATTGGGTTGAATACACGGAATAAGGAGGCGATTTGATGCCGTACACGTTTGATCCGGAGACGCACAAAATCGTGCTGCCGGTCGGCGACACGGTTAATATTCCGGTTAGGGTGAGGGGTGATGCAATTTTTCACGCGATGGTGTTTGCGATCTATGACCGCGCAGATGGTACGGATCTGCTGCGTGTACCCGTTGAGATTGTCGATGGCGAGGCCAATATACGGCTTGCGACAAAACACACGAGGGACCTTGAACCGGGAAAATATAAGTGGAACCTGAGATTGGTAACTGATCCCGAATACGACGAAAACGGCAATATCATGCTTCAGGATATCAACGACGATGCTATGACTGTTTTCGGCCCGGAAAACAGCGAGATTCCGGATATTATCCTTGTCAGGAACGGAGGCAGGGTGTGATGAAAGAAGAAGTCAAGCTGGATATCACGGCGCAGCCCCGCCCGGATATTACGGTAGATATCAACATTGGCGGCGGTGGTGGAAGTGGCGGCGGTACATATTTCAAGCCGGACGAAACACTGACGCTGGAAAACGGCGTTTTGTCGGTCAACACGGCCAAGGTGGTCGAAAAGGACAACACGCTTCCGGTTACATCGGCGGCGGTTTTCACAGAGGTCGGCAACATCAACGCGCTCCTCGAGAGCATTTGAGATTGGAGGCATGCAAAATGAGCACCCAGAACGAGATTACGAGAATCCAGACGGCCCGCAACACCATCCGCACGAAACTGGTTGAACTGGGCCTTGCTGCCAGCACCGCGAAACTGGATGTACTGGCGACAGCGGTCGAAAACATCGAAAACAAGGGCGCTGTTTCCGCACAGGTAATGGAGGGCGAAAGCTACACCATTCCCAAGGGCTACCACAATGGCAGCGGTACGGTCAAGGGCGTTTCGGGCGGCGGCAGTTACGAGCTGCAGGCAAAAACCGTAACGCCTACCAAACAGCAGCAGGCGGTTACGCCGGACACCGGCTTTTATGGCCTGAGCTCTGTAACCGTCGGCGCGATCCCGGAGAATTTCCACGATGTCAGCCCTGTTACTGCGGGCGCAGGCGATGTGCTTGCCAATAAGATCATCGTCAACGCGGCTGGCGAGACCGTAGCCGGTACGATGCCCAACAATGGCGCGGTAAGCAAAACTCTTGATGCGACCGAACCGAGCTATACGATTCCCGCGGGCTATCATAGCGGCGCCGGCACGGTCGGTATCGCGCTGGAGGAAAAGACCGCTACCCCGACCAAATCCGCGCAGGAGATTGCGCCCAGTGCGGGCAAGGTGCTGGGCAAGGTAACGGTCTCTCCGATCCCGGATAACTACATTGATACCAGCGACGCGGATGCGGTTGCGGCAAATATCCTGCTGGACAAGAGCGCGTATGTGGGCGGCGAAAAGGTTACCGGTACCATGGCCAACAACGGCGCGATCAACGGCAGTATCGACGGCCTGAGCGTGACGAGCTATACCGTGCCTGCGGGATTCACCAGCGGCGGCACCGTGAGCCTGACCGACGATATCGAGACCGCGCTTGCGGCGATCTAAGGAGGCGCGATAAATGAGCGTACAAAGTGAGATCACGCGCATACAAAATGCCGTGGATAGCGCAATAGCCGCGATCAAAAATAAGGGCGTAAGCGTGCCAACGGCGGCAGGCGTGGCCGACCTCGCGACTTATATTGCTAAGATCGTAACGGGGTCTACTGGCTACACTGTAAAAACTGGAAATTACAAGCCAAGCGCAAATTCCTCCTCCATATCGATTGAACACGGTTTGGGCAAGAAGCCAGTTGGACTGTGTGTGATTTGCAGCTTTGCGCCGTCGACAACCAGCAATTACTACGTGATTGAGGCCGATAGTGTGTCCAACAAAGGGTTTGTAGGCAGAGGAACGAGCTCGTCCAAGCAGCTACTTACAGCCTCAGTAACTGAAACATTTACATCCACAACAGCGGTACTTGAATTTTCGAATTCCAGTTATTGGTTTATTACCAGTACTTATAACTATATTGTTTGGGGGTGATTGAATGCGCTATTTCGCGGAATATGACGGTAGCGGAAAACTGATTGCTATCGGCGCTGGCGACGCGCTCAATGGTGTGGAAATCACCGAAGCGGAGTATCTTGTGCTGGGAGCCGAGATCGATAAAAAGGCCGCGCTTGTTGAAGAACTATATCGCCAAGAAATCAGCATTGACGACGTGCCGTCCAAATGGCAGGTAGACGTGAGAGAACAGGTTGATGCGTTGATCGCAGAATATGGCCCATATGACCCGGACGAGATCTCGGATGAGGAGGCTCTCGATATCATCAAAGGGGTGGTCGGATGAAGCGAAGTGAAGCGGCAGCGATCCGAAAAGCGCTGGATAATCTGGAAAAGAAGCTGGCACTGGTGAACGAGGACGCGTTTAACTCCTCAGCGGCGGAGGTCAACGAAAACATGGGCGCGTTCCGCATATGGCGTGCTGAGGGCGACTATATGCGCGGGGATGTGCGCATCGATCCGGCGGACGGCGTGCCTTATTGGGCGATGCACGATAACGGTCTGAGCACTGGGCAGGTGCATCAGCCGTCCGTGTCGCCGACGGTTTGGGTGCATTGTCATGGCACGAGCGCACAGACGGCGAGACCTTTTGTTGCAGAGGGACATAACCCGTATAACAAGGGGCATACCTGCACCGAGAACGGTGCGGTTTTTGTATGCGTGCAGGACGGCAATGTGTTTGCGCCGAGCGTGTATCCTTCGGCATGGGAGACGGTATGATGGAGATCGCATATCTGCTGTTCTGGTTCGTGCTGGAGAATCTGTTTACGCTGCTGGCGTGCGTAGCGGTGCTGGGGATTTGCGCGTGGCTTTTGCTGCGCGGGGAAAGGAAGTGATGCGGGATGACGAACGATGAAAAGCGGATGGAGGCCGTGCGGCTGATGAAGAGCCGCGCGGGCATGAACAGCTACACCAACGGCGGCAAGCGGAAGCATTTCTTCGGCTATCCGAACGAGGGAGACGATGGGTTCAGCGATTGCTCCAGCGCGGTGCGCGAGTGCATCCGCAGGGCAGCGGGGATCTACATCGGCAGCAATACCGATGCACAGATCGAAAAGCTGATGAGCGGCAAGGCCGGCAAGCTGGTGGACGCGGCCTCGGGCGGGAGGATCTATCCCGATGAAAGCGTGCTCAAGCCGGGAGACTGTCTTTATTTCCGAGGCAACCGAAACCATGTGAAAGATGTTGGCCATGTGGAGATGTACACGGGGCCGAACGAGTGCTGGGGGCATGGGAGCGGGATCGGGCCGAAGAAGCATGATCTGAAGGAGTACTGCGAGTACCGGGCGAAGGACATGAGCAAGCGGTATCTGTGCGCGGTGCGGTGGATCCCGGACGACGAGGATGAAGGGAAGCCGAGTTTGCACGACTACCAGACGGTAACGGCGGGGCAGTGGCCGATATACAAGGAGCTGCCCAAGGAGCCGGAGACGGTGGGCACGGTGGAAGAGGGAGAAGAAGTGCGCGTGTACGGCGAGATCGACGGCTATGTGGGCATCAAGACCGCGTCCGGCATGAAAGGATATGTGCGCAAAGAGGCGTTTGACGGCGCCGCAGAGATCGAGGGAGGCTGATTCCATTGCAGGGCGTAAGAGGCAAAATCGTTGAAGGCCTTGTGTCGTGGGCGCTTCCCATTATCTGTGCGGGCCTGATCGTCGTTTGGGGTAGAGTGCCGGACGAAATCCGGCACTATTGGCCGGTTGCGCTCGTGTGCATGCTGGATCTGTGGTTCGGCATGATCGCCTTGCAAAACCGCAGCGAGATTCGGAAACTGCGCGCGATCCACGAAAAGGCGGACGCGCAGGAGGAAAAGCGCAGGGCGATAGACGACAGTATCGCGAAAGCGTTCCGAGCGATGCTGGATGACGACATGGGCAATTTGTATGCGGCGTGCGTAGCCAGAGGCTACACGACCGAAGACGAACGCAGACGCTATGAGCGACTGCACAGGGCTTATGAGGGAATAGGCGGCAACGGCGAGGCAAAACGCCGCTACACACATTTTTTTGCGCTGCCGGATGAGGCCGAGTGGCGCGCGATGCACAAAAAGGAGGAAGAGGCAAATGGAGAATCGCAACATGGATGAGATCAAGCAGGAAATGAACGAGCAGAACGAGCAGACCGTGGTGCCGGAGCCGCAGCCGCGCTGGAAGAGCTGGGCTGTGTGGGCGAGTGTGCTGGGCGCAGTCGGCCTTGCGCTGCAGGCGATGGGCATTCTGGAGGTTATGGGCCTTGATGTGGCCGAATGGGAGGCGGTAGTGACCGCGCTGGGCATCATCCTGACCACGTTCGGCATCCTGAATAACCCGACCGACAAGGCCAACTTTTAACGGAGGTGCGCCAAGGCCGGTCGTGATCCTTTCCCCGGGGTGGGGACTGCGGAGATGGAGCGCAGGATAGCAGACGCCCGACTTGGGCGGACAAACTCCACCATAGCACGCATGCGGCTGATAGACCGCATGGACTATGTTGACATAGGCGCGGAGGTCGGCTACGACCGAACGACGGTCTCACGCCGGATGCGCGACATAGTCAAAATACTCAATGGGGGCGGTTAATCCGCCCCCTCTTTTTTATTTGAAAGCTGGATAAAGATATGTGCCCGGGGCGTTTGCCCCGGGCTTTTTTGTTTTGCCCATAGATGCCCGTGTATGCCCGTGTTTGCCCTCCCCGAAAGACGAAAACTGAGACAATGCAGTTGTGAGGGAGAGGTGATGCGAATGACGCCTTATGGATTTGACGGATATCAGCAGATGCAGCAGCCTGGATATTTTAACACGAACTACAGGCCGCCTATGCAGCCGATGCAGCCTGCGCAGCCGCAGCCAATGACCAACGTCAGCTGGATTTATGTAAATGGGCTGAGCGGCGCGCGCGAACACATCGTGCAGCCGGGCCAGACTGCCTGGATGATGGACAACAACGATCCTGTCATCTATGTCAAGGCAGTGGACAACATGGGCGGCGCCAACCTGCGCGCGTTTGCCCTGCAGGAGATTCAGCCGGGCACACAGGCGCAGGAACAGCCGCAGGCGATGCAGATCGACACAAGCAACTTTGCCACGCGCGAGGATATCCAGCGCATTGAAGGTAAGGTTGACCGACTGATAGCGGACTTTGGGGGTGTTAATGCATGAGCAATCCTCTTAAAAACATGATGCCGCAGCAGGCGGCGCAGGGCGGCGGAGGGAACCCGCTGTTTTCGCAGATCAGGCAGTTTGCAGGAATGATAGGCAACAGGAACCCGAAGCAGATGGCTATGAACCTGGCCAAGCAGCGCGGCATAGGCGACGCGCAGATGCAGCAGCTTATGCAGGAAGCGCAGCAGATTGCCCGACAGATGGGCATGACGGAATAGGTGACAGCGGGCGAGTGCACGCGCCTGATGGCATAAAAAATTTGAAAGCTATGGAGGCGATATGATGGGCGAAAATATGGGCATGAGTCCTGCCGACATGAGGGCGGTAATGGACGGCAACTATAACAACGACGGCTGCGGCTGGGGCGGCGGCTTTATCTGGATCATCGTGCTGTTTGCGCTGATGTTCAATGGCGGCTTCGGTTTCGGCGGCGGTTGGGGCCGCAACGGCGCGGGCCTGACGCAGGTCGAACTCCAGCAGGGTTTCGACACGCAGGAAATCGTGCGAAAGCTCGACGGCCTGTCTTACGGCCTTGCGGATGGATTCTACGCGATGAACAACAGTATCTTCGGCCTGCAGCGCGACGTGCTGACCGGCTTTGCGGATACCGGTTATAAGATCGCCGAGAATCGTTTTGCAGCCCAGCAGTGCTGCTGCGAGACCAACCGCAATATCGACCATGTGAGGTACGATGCGCAGAAGAACACCTGTGACATCACTACTGCGATCCATGCTGAAGGCGAAGCGACTCGGGCCTTGCTTGTGCAGCAGGAGAACCAGAGGCTGCGCGATGAACTGGGTCAGGCGCGCGATGCGATTGGTAACTACCATCAGAGCCAGTACATCCTCGGTCAGATTGGCCGTTACTACACCAATCCTCCGTGTGCTGGCCCGGTGCAGTACGTGCAGCAGCGCGACTGCTCCCCGTGCGGCAGCTATTGATCACCCATTGAGGGCTGAGAGATTCGGGGCGGCATAACAGCCGCCCTTTGAGATGAGGTGAAAGACATGAGTAAATGCTGCGGAAATATTTGCGGGCTGTGCCCGAGGCTGATCATCAGCGATTCGGTCACGTTTGTCGGCGGAAACCTGTTGATCGATCTGCCGGCGGGATCCTATGCGAGGAACGGTAAATATTGCATCGTTGTTGCGCAGGCGATCCCCACGACCACCACCATCGACGCGCCGGTGTTTATCACGATCGGCGGCGATGCGACTGTGCTCTATCCGCTTGACCAGTGCGACTGCACTCAGGTCACGGCATGCGGCATCAAAACGCGCACGAGGTATACGGTCTGCGTCGAAACCACTGCGACGGGCGGCACGTTCCGCGTGCTTGGCCGACTGTGCAACGGGCGTAACAATGAACTGCGCGCCCTGCCCGCTCCTGCGGCGGCTGCCGCTCCGGCTGGTGATGGTGCATGAGAGCGATAAAAAACGTAGCGCGTGACATCGAAGGCAATATCCGAGAGGCACGCGAGAAAATCGCAAAGGCTTATCAGATGATGGAGAGCAACCGACCCTATGCCGACTGGCAGCGAGACATGGCCATGGGCCATCTGGCGTTCAACGCCAAAGGCCACGAAATCGTTAAAAAGATGATTGCGGACGTTGCCAACAGCACGGATCCGCTTGCTCCCGGCATGCGCGCGATGTTTGAGGACATCCATGCGGATATGATGCGCGACACAGCTGAAGTCAAGGGCATGATAGATGCCTATGGCAAATGAGCAAAAGAAAAGCCCGGAATTCCGGGCTTTTCTTTTACGCAGCAATAGCTTCTCGGGATATGACCGTTGTGAACGTGACAGGCTCCGTACCTGGGGAGCCAACGGATTCACAACCGTCAGCGGTGTTTTCATCGCTGGCGGTTGTTTTTTTGACCTGCCAGACGATTTCAACCTTGGTATCGTAGACAACGACTTCTTTTACGTAGTGGAGAACGATTTCCTTCAGGGCTTCGGGGTCTTCATCAAGGCGCGCGGAATCAATGGAAAGGCGCTCGATTACGTCTTCCTTGGTGATGGGTTCCGGGCCTGCTTCGGTCTCAATACGGTGCTCGATCTCCTTGAGACGAGCTTCGTTGTCTCGCAGAGTGTCGACAAGGGACATGGGCGGGTCATCGGACTTGACGATTATATTTACGAGCTTATTGATCTCACGTTTGACCTTCTCGCGTTCGGATTCAAGGATGTAACGGATGTCGCGATGCAAGGTACGCTGGGAGATGAACATGTCCGCGGCTTTGTCCATGGTTTCCGGGTTGAGGAACAGCTTCTTGACCTGTTCGACGATGTGATTCTCGACGCTTTCTGCCTTGCAGTTGCGGGCAAAGCATTTTTGCTCGGGAGCACGTTTCCTGAGGCAGGCATAATAACGGTACTCTTTGCCGCGGGAAGTGTTGGTCATGCCGAACATGGCGCCGCCGCATTCGCCGCAGCGGATTACGCCGGAGAGAAGGTAGTCGTGCTTGGATGCGTTTGACACTTTCTTTCTCCTTTCCAGTTTCTGAAGAACAGACTCCTTGAGTTCGCGAGGAACGATGGCCGGGATCGCGCCGGAAATGATGATTGGGTCATCACCCGGCCTGCCCACATGCTTGTGCATGTGGCGCTCTTCACGCCCGAACCAGATGTATGTGCCACCGTAACGCGGGTTTTTGAGGATATCGTAGATGGCCGATTTGGATAGGATGCGGCCGGAGCGATTGCGCGGCTTGCGGATGGACTGGATATCCGCATAGCTATAGCCTGCGTTATACATCTCATGGATGTCTTTGATCGCTTCCGCTTCTGCGGGATGGATTTTGTAACGGCCGTTCTCGATTTGATAGCCGAGCGGGGCAACGCCGCCGCAGAAGAGGCCCTGCTGGGCACGGACACGCTTGCCGGCGATGGACTTCTGGCGGCTTTGGAGCGCCTGGTGCTGGCCAATGCCGACGGTCAGAAGCTCGGTGAGGAATGCGCCCGGGTCGTCCGCGTCGCCAAGGCGATCGGTTACAGAAAAGACGTGGACCCCGAGGCGGTTCATTTCTGCGCGGAAACTGAACCAGTCTGCCACGTTGCGGCTGCCGCGGGAAACATCATAGACCACGATAGAGTTAAACAGGCCGCGTCTTGCATCGGCCAGAAGGCGCTGGAAGCCCTCACGTTCCATGTTGGTGCCGGTGCGCGCTTCATCGATATATGGGGTGGGCAGCAGTTCTATGCCTTCCCGTTCGCAATAGGCGAGGATGGCGTTGAGCTGGGCCGTGATGGACGATTCCTGCTGGTGGTCGGTGGAATATCTGGCATAAGCGGCCGCTTTGAAACGCTTATTTTGATTCAAAAGCATACCTCCCTCAGTTTCAAAAATAATATACAACAGCAACAATACGCTTGCAAACTATAGGCAAACGCGATGTGAGCTGCTATAATTCAATGTGTAACACATCATGGTGTTCATCCTTTCAACCCATCCAAGCAGGAAAGCCGCCGAATCCCGAACGGCGGCTTTCTCTGTTTTGGGGAAAGAAGCAGATCAAACAGTCGCATGACCCATGCGGAACACCTCGGCGATACGTCTGAAAAAGCCGATGTCCGGATGCGTCAGGTCGTAGATCAGAACGCCCATGATAAACAGAACAAACAGGCAGCACAGGGCGAATAAAATGTTGATCCATTTGTCCTTGGACGCAATGGCCTTGTCGTGCTTGGCGTTCAGATCTGCAATGGTTGCTTTATGCTTTTCCTTGAGGATTTCCAAGCACTCGTCATATTCTGCGCGCTGGTCCACTCTGGACGCGCGCATTTCCTTTTTCAATGCTTCGATATGGCGATTGTAGTTTGCGTCTTTATTATCGAGCATGGTCGAGAATATATTGACGATAGAGTTCATATCGTCCGCGGTGGCAAGGCGGCGCCTGTCTTCTATCCCTTTGGGAACGTCCGGGCCCTTTCCGAAGGATTCCGGATTCTCGATCGCGTCCTCCGTACTTTCCATTGCGTCGATCAGATCGTCCATGTTGCCGCCGACGGCCATGGTGATCTTTCGCAGTGTGGCAAGGGATGCGTTCTTGCAGTCTCCGGTACAGATGCGGTACACGGTGGAATACGAAACTGTTTTTGCAATGTCCGCCACTTGCTGATATGAAAGACCTTTTGCTGCTCTTAGGCCATCTAAGTACTTGGAAATCACCCTTTTGCGCCTCCTTTTTCTAAAAGAGATGACGCATTTCCTCAAATCTGAATTGCTTTTATTCGGATGCGGAAGCAGTTTTGCGCGTATCTGAGATAGGAATTCAGGTCTGAGGTGATGCGTCACCACATTTGCTAATAGACAAGAATAATTTGCCGGAGTATTCTGCGCTCGTAGCCAATGATGGCCGAAAGGAGCGCAGGATTTATGTTGGGCAAAGACAAGAGGATCAATCACAGGTTTACGAGAGTAAGTGTGCAGGAGCCGGAATACGACAGCGTGTGCATGCTGGTGCGGCCGGAAGAGAGGATCATATTTGAGAACAGAGCGGCCAAACCGAACGCGAACGTGGTGATGATCCTGCACAGGTGATCGCTTCGCCGAGGCCGGCAGAACGATCACTCAACGCTGCGTTTGGATTCTGCATCAATGACGGATTCCACAACGCGGCGGGACTGGGGATCAAGAGCGTTGAGTTTGGAGATGATTTCAGGATCGTTGTTTTGCGATTCGATCGCTTGTTCCTGATTACTGGGAGAATCTTCATTACTATTCTGTTCTTCTTGTGCAAGCTTCCCTTCCACAAACTGTTCAAGCTTGGTTATGCGATTTGCGGTGTTTATGTACACAAGTCCCTGTATCGTTTCCACTAAACCCGTTGCAAACCATATTAACATAGCGGGGATGTTTGTATCATCAGGTTTTCCAATCAGAATCATCAAACTTAGCGCTATGGACAAAAATCCAATTGCAAAACCGAATGCTCCCCATGTCCACATAGACAAGTCTCCTTTCTTATTCGGCCTTTGATTTGAGAGCTTCCGCCTGAGATGCGAAGTATTCATCACGGGCGGCGTCCAAACGGGCATTCAGATCCGCAAAAGGATCAGCGGTGCAGCGCTGGTATTCTAAGTCGAGTACCATTTCGACAAGTTTCTTCCCATATTCGTCAAGGGCGACGAACTTCTCTTCCAAAACGCTGTTCTGATGCACAACCTTTTCTTCCCTGCCGATCAGGTAATCTGCAGAAACATTGAGCGCACGGGAAAGCGCCTTTATGGATTGAACATCGGGCTGGCGTTTATCCTTTTCCCAGTAATTCAAACACGTAGGAGTAATACCTATAGTTTCCGCGAGATGTTTTTGAGACAAACCCAGCCTCTTTCGGTATTTGACAATGCACTCGCCTAAAGTCATTTGCAACACTCCGTATCGAGCAGAAGGTTTTGCACTATATTGCGTCGGACTTCGATGCATCGATTTGATTGGCGAAGTAAGCGTCACGCGCTTCATCCAAACGAGCGTTCAGATCAGCCAACGGATCAGCGGTGCAGCGCTTGTGCTCATGATCCAGAACCATATCGATCAGCTGTTTGCCATACTCATCCAATTCGCGGTATTTCTGAAGAAGCTTTAATTCAGATGCATTTACCTTTATCCTGCTGCCCCCACAAAAGGCGTCATCGATAGAAATCTTATATATATCGCAAAGGACGCAAAAAGTGTTTGCGTCAGGCTGAGAGTAACCGGTCTCCCAGTTGCCAATTGCCTGCTGGCGTTTCCCTAAAAGCTCAGCCACTTGCGCTTGAGTGAGGCCTGCATTTATGCGAGCTTCCTTTAAGATCTTGCCGATTTCTTCCTTTGTCATGGGATCACCTCTTCTCAATGGCTCAATGGCAGTATAACACGCGAGTGTGGAAAAATCAATACAAAAACCAAATTAAATGGTAAAAAGGCATTGACAACAACGGAAATTGGTAATATAATGCAAGCGTACCACACAGAATGGTAATGGAGGTGAGCGACGATGGTGGATGTCCGAAAAATCCTCAAGGGAGAGATCGAAAGGCGCGGTTTTAATCAGGCGGCGATCGCACGAAAAGCAGGAATGACTTCGCAGCAGCTCTGCGATGTTTTCAACATGAGGAGAAAGCTGGAGGCGAATGAGATGCTGGCAGTTTGTGATGCAATGGAGCTGAATCCCATGGAGGTTGTACGAGCGCGCCACGAAACGAACTCGCCTCATTCAGCCTGACCGGAGGTGACGCAGATGTGGGTGAGTAGAAAGCGGATGGACGCGCTGGAGAAGCGGCTGCGCGATTTGGAAGCGAAGAGCGTGGCGGTGACGCTGAACTTCGGGCCGACCAACTTTCCGGAGTTTGCACATAAGATCGTCAGATATGTGGACGAGCAGACAAAAGAAACCCGGGCAATGATTACGCCCGGGAGCAAGAAGTGATTCATTTCTTGGTTGTTTCGATCCCGATTCTGAATTGATCGGCAAGGTCAAGAACGAGAGCGGCGAATGTGCGAAGATCGGCAACAGTGACATTTGTGAGCTTTTCGGACTCTGGAAAATGGGAATCGATCTCGGCGGTGAAATTCGCCAGAGCATTTAACAAGGCATTGTTTTCTTGCATTGATGGGACACCTCCTTTCAAGAGGATGATACCACAAACACAATGGGCGGACAACGCCTGACCGGAGGTGACGCGGATGTGGGTGAGTAGAAAGCGGATGGACGCGCTGGAGAAGCGGCTGCGCGATTTGGAAGCGAAGAGCGTGGCGGTGACGTGGGAGTTCGGCAAGGTCGACTTTCCGACGTATACGATGCGGATGAGCAGGCTTCTGAGCGAAAAAGAAAATTCCCGAGCGGCTGAAGCGCTCGAGAATGAGGCGAAGGAGCTTAATCCCTGATGATGGCCTCGCGGAATTCTTCCAGAGTTTCGTTGACGCGGCGGGCCAGTTCTCTGAGGTCGGAATAGGTAACAGGCTGTTCCGAACCGGCAGGAAAATGCGAATCGATTTCATTGCGGAAGTTTTGCAGGATGTTTCGAAGTGTAATATCAAGGTTTTTCTTGTCCAATGTATCACCTCCTTTCAAGGTGGATGATACCACAAACGCAATGGGCGGGCAAGGCCTGACCGGAGGTGATGCGGTGAAGAGGAGTAAAGACGAACGCTTTACTGCGGCGAATACAAATGTGACGCGGTATGAGCGAGATATTTTGAACGCTTTGGATGCAGCGAACTTTTCGCTAAACGGAAAACATCTGGAAGGCGAAAGTCTTATCGCAGCGATAGAGATTGCGCGTCATGCTGAAGAAGATCGCCGAAAAAGGCGTCGATGGATACCGGTTGCAATATCGGTCTTGGCACTTGCGGTAATGATAGCAGGCCTATATCTGAAAGCAACCCAACAATTGCCACTAATAAGGCGATGAGTGCGATCAGGGTGGTTATTGTGAAGCGGCGACTCTCGACACGCTTTTCTCTGCGGATTTCCTTTTCTTTTTCAAGCCAAGCGATGCCATCGTTGGTGATGACGTAATGCGATGGAGATGGGTATCCGTTCTCGTTCGGTTCGGAACTAACCAGAACAACGAGACCGGGCATGGAATCAAGCAGCGGGTTATGCTGAGGGGTGTACGGTATGCCTCCCTTTCGACGCAGACGCCGAAGAAGAACAGACTGTTCATTTGATAATTCCTTATGCATGGATGACACTCCTTTCAAGAGGATGATACCACAAACACAATGGGCGGACAACGCCGGAGGGTGTACAGATGAAGCGCAGGAAAAGGTTGCGGGCCGAGGCGGCGCGCAAGGAAGCGAGGGAGGCCTGGCGGGCGAGGATCAGCCAGAGGTTTTCTATGAGGGACAGTTATCCTGAATGACGATCGGCCCGGAAACGGGCCACATGCGGCAATAGCTCAGCGGTAGAGCAACGTGGACGGGGGTTCGAATCCCTCTTGCCGCCGGGTTTGCGGACGTAAAGACGCATGGCAAAGCGGAAGGAGATACGCTTGACGGTGGGACAGACCATGCGCGGCGAAACTGGTTTTTCTGTTCACCCAGAATCGCCATAAAACAGAACGCGCCCGGGACGTACGGGCGCACATGCGGGGATAGTTCAGTGGCGAGAACATTGGCCTCATAAGCTAAGAGACGCGGGTTCAAATCCCGCTCCCCGCACCAGCGCTACAAGCGCTGCCTGAACCTTACCTCTTGGGGTTTGATGCGCTTCAAGAGGCCGAAGCTCCGGGTTCGGCGACCGCCTGCTCTTATGCCATGGAGTAAAAGGCGGTCTATGCAGGCGGCAGTCCAGACGTCGGGGCAGCACCGGCGGCCTGCTCAATTTGAAAGCTATATGGGAAAGAGAAAGGACGGGAACACGATGAAGGAAAATGTAAGAGTGCGCCTTGAGGCATTGGGGGATGACGGTCAGGTCATGATCCCGAACGAAGCCGGCGAGGGCGCACTTGTTTTTCTGTTCAAGGGAGATGGAGAGTGCACGGCTGCGGCGCACGGAAGATTCAACAATCTGGTTGCTGTGAGGGCGTTTGTCGACGCGATGTTTGGCGGCGATTACAGGGAAGCCAAGAAGTTATTCACGCCGGCCGCGCTGGAAGAAGAGATTCTCAAGCGGGAATCCGGGGAAGAGGACGACCCGATCGCGAAGTTCGGCGAAATCCTCGGGATGGCGCTGGAAGACACGTTTGGCAGCAGGGGCCGCATGAGTTAAAAAGGGAGGGCGAAAGGATGAACAGCACGCGCAGTATCAGGAAGCTTTGCCCGATGGAGAGGGCGCTGGACGGCGAGAACGGCCGCAGGGAAAGGCAGTTTGCCAAGCAGAGGACTGTGACCAAGTTCCGCACGGCGTGCCGCAGGGACGAATACAGCGCGCTGGCGGGGCTGATGGACGAGTAAGGATGATGTGAGCCATGAGAGCAAAACTGAAAGAGGCCCGCTTGGCGGCGGGCCTCACACAGGACAGGATGGCTGAGAAACTTGGTATCTCTCCAAGGCACTATAAATATTTGGAAGCTGGAACCGTGCTTGGTGCGATCTGGATCTGGGACAAGCTGGAGGACATGTTCAATGTTCATCAGC